AAAGGCTTCAAACTCTAGTTTTTGAAATAGTCCTGCCATTTAGAACTTCATCCCCATTTGCTTTAGTGTGTGTTCGGTCCAGATTTGAAACTCATATCCATTATCTTTACAATATGCAACAGCAGCATTCCACTTACATTGATTTTTAACATACTCTAATGATTCTCTAATATGCTTCTTTGTTCGTCTTCTGCTGCTAGGTGGTTTAGTTTGTTTATCTGGTTTAATTTCTACAATAATAGTTCTACCGTCTTTCATATTTAGTTTTAAATCAACAAAGTAACGGTGATATTTGTTATCTATTGCGCTGATATATGGTATCACAGTTTCTTCAGAAGACCATGATTTAATATCAGGATTATCTTCACACCACTTGAAAGCAAATCTTTCCCACATTGAACGATAAATAACCTGTGTATGGTCACCATCATACTTCTTGGGTTTTTTTACTTTATATTTACCTTTGTAAGTTTTCATAGCACCATATAAATAATTATAAACTTTAAATATTTATAGGAACACTAATGGCTAGTGGATTAAAATTTCCTCTTGTAGAAGATGAAAAGTATGCTGCAAAGGTTATCTTCCAAGCAAAAGGTGAAGGTAGTGGACAGTGTATTCTGTATATGCCAGAAGCATTAACATTTAATGACCAGATTAATTATGATAATGTTAACTTAGGTGTTGCGGGTATGGCTGCGATGAGTCTTACTAAGTTTTCAGGGGATGCTGCTAATGCTGCTGTTGATCCTGCACTCAGACAGGCAGCCATGGCTAATATCCAGACTAAGGCTGCTAACCTGATGAAGCAGCGAGATATGCTAGGATCAAATGTTAAAAACATGCTTGCGGATAATGCTGCACCATTTGCATCATTGTTAGCACAGGGACTGATTCCATCAGAGGCTATTTCTTCTGGTATTGCATTGGGTAGTGGTGTTACAGCAAACCCACACAAACGTTCTGTGTTTAGAGATGTTTCTATTAGAAACTTTGGTTTCTCGTTTATGTTAAGCCCTGCTAGTAAAGCAGAGGGTGAAATGATTGAAGGTATTGTAGACTTCTTTAGAGAGAATGCTTACCCCGATTATGTTTCTGGTGGCAAGTATGCCTATAGATTTCCTAATAGATTTACAATTACATTTAAGTATGGTGGAGATGAAATGTCACAACCACCTAAGATTCTTGATTGCTTCTTACAGAGTGTGAATACAACATTTAACCCAAGGTCTTCATCTTTCTTCAGTGATGGTAAATTTAATGAGACACAGATTTCTCTTGGATTTGTAGAAGAAAGACCACTGGCTAAACCAGATGTGCAGGAAGGGTACTAATGGCATATTTTACAGACTACCCTAGACTTAGTTATCCTTTTGCAGATAATGCAACACCTACAGAATTTGTAGACCTTGGTGCATATGTAGATATGCTTGACAGGGTAAAAGATGATATATCTTTTTACAAGACATATTATATTAGAAATGGCGATAGACCAGATCAAGTATCATATACTCTTTATGACACAGCAGATTATTACTGGACATTCTATAATCTAAATGATGACCTGAAAAGACGTGGGTGGCCTCTCTCTAATTCAGAGTTAGATGAAAAGGCAAAGAAAGAATATCCACATACAACCCTGACTACCAGAGCAGACCTATCTAATCAATTCTTAGTAGGCAGCACAGTAACAGGAACAACTTCAGGTGCAACAGGAACTATCCTCAGAAGAAGACCTGACTTTGGACAGATTATTGTAGACCAGACCAACACTGCTGATTTTCAGGCTGCTGAAACTATTACGACTGTAGAGAATGATACGTCTAAATCTATTGTTATTGATGCTCAATCAGAAGAATATAATTCAAAGCATCACTATGAAGATGCTGATGGTAATTATGTTGACATTTCCCCCCGTGCACCATTTACTCAGAGAGTATCCTATGAAGTAAGATGGAACGGTAGTGATACCAGTGATCCAGACAACTTTATTATTGACAAGATTAAAATCTCTAACCAAACTTCCATCTACACAGACTTTAGTTTGAATGAGGTAACAACACAGGCAGTTCTTGGAAATATTCTTCCGGGTGGTTCTGCTTTGATTATTGGTGGTGCACTTCAGTTACAATTTGCCACAGATACTGAGTATACTATTGGAGACTTGCAAACTAATTTCTTTGGTGGGGTATTAGGACTGACCGGAGTTGGACTGACTGCTGTGGGGGTACAGCTTGCAGCAATTGTCAATTCTATTCTAGCATCTGGTGGCACTCCACCCACTACTATTGTCTACCATACCTTTACTCTGGTAGATAATCAATTAAACTTATACGGTGCGGACCAGTCTGTTCCTCAGTATCTTGCTTTTGAATTTAGATCAAATGTTGATGTTGACATGACCACAGTTCTTGACAGTATTTATGCAGGTTTAGCATTTGATACAATCACTGCAAATGATACTTTGAATGCTAATGAAAGAAACTTTGTTGCATACAAAAATATTGGTCTTACTGGTACTGCAATACCAGAGTCTCCATTCTTGACTGACAAAACAACAGATACAGTATCCACCGCAAACTCTGCATTTAACTATGTACAGAATGAATTTGAAACATATATTGCGTCTAATTATGATGCACTTGTTCCTGCTACAATTACTCCGGTAACTTTCTTGGAGAGATATCAAAAAGAAAATGAGGAACTTAGAGAAATTAAAGTCTTGAAGCCGGACATTATAGATGAATTTGAAAGACAGGTTAGAAAAACTTTGATTGAAAATCCTAATGCTGAAGTTGAGTTTAGATCAGGTAATGTATCGGGCAACTCTACATTCAAAACAAATCCATCTGTTCCTACAGCATCTGCTTCTAATACTGTGGCAAGTAGCAGCGGAGGCTCTAGTTATTAATGAGTAATACCGGGCATCATCCTTCCTATGTAGGCACCACCAGAGTATTTGTAGAATCTCCAAGATATGAAACATCAGAGATTACTGCTATTACCCTACAGGTTTCTATTTTTGAAAACATTTCTTTGCCGTACATCACAGCACAGCTAGTTATTGTTGATTCTGCTAATGCTTCTAACGCTGTGCACTTTCAGGGGCAGGAAAGAGTTATTATTGCTATTATTGACAAGGATGAAAAAGTTGTCTTTAATAAAGAATTTATCTGTATGGGTATTGAATATGGGCAAAAAATCGGTGATGACAAATCTGGTTTTATTGTAAAGCTTATTGAAGAGCATGCTATGCTCAGTAACAGCACTAGATTTAGCAAGGTGTATGAAGGAAAACCTGATGACATTTGCACACAGGTATGTCAAGAGCAATTAGGTGTAGGTGTATCTGTAGAAGGCTCTACCACACAAAGCCAAATGCGAGTGGTATTCCCATTCACTGTGTCTCCACTTGAAGCGGCTAACTGGATGGTGACCAGATGCTCTACAGGTGAGGGCATACCGTTCTTATTCTATTCTAGTCTGTCAGAAGATACACTACAGCTAAAAGATGTAAACACACTTCTGTCTCAAGGGGCATTCAATGCTGGTGATCCATACATTTTTGCTAGTGTGAGTACACCAGAACCCGGTGGTCCAGAAGATCGTGAAATCTTGAAAAAGAAAATTCTGAGTTATTCTATACCAAACAATGAAGACACTTTATTTGCTATGGTTAAGAATGTCTATGGTGGATATTACCATTTTATTGACACATACGAAAAAGGGGGTGAAGAAGCCATCTATGATTTTACCAAACCTTATGGCAGCTTACCTAAGCCAAATGGCTCCACCAAGTACAATTATGATGAAGAGTTTACGATTGGTAGACCCTACCACAAAGGACAAAACACCTACACCAGCCAAGTAGCAACTAGAAAGCTGTTTGATGACATGTACTCTTTCCTTGAAGAAGATGATATTGAGATGCATCTTAAAAAGGCAGAGTCAAGGGGAATTTATAATTTCTTAGATCAACAGCCTATTACTTTTGCAGTAAACGGGATTGACTTAGGATTTGATAAATTAGGTAAGACAGTAGATGTATATATTACAAAAGATATTCCAGCAGAAGAAAAAGTATCACCAGAGCAAATGAAAGATAAGAAGCGGTCTGGTGAGTACCTTATTCAGAAAGTCATGTATACTATTTTTGATAACAGATTAACATCAACAGTAACAGCAACTAAGACTAGTACAAATAATAATCTTGGTGGTGAAAAGGTTAATATAGCATAATGACAGATTTATACAAGACCATACAAAAAGAATTTTATGGGGATAATGTCAGATGGTTTGTTGGCATTGTAGAAGATAATAAGAATGATCCTGAAAAGCTTGGTAGGGTTAGAGTACGAATTTATGGAACACACAATGCATATTTGTCAGATGTTCCTACAGAAAAGCTACCTTGGGCAACAGTTTTGGTTCCCGGTACATATGGTGGTGTGTCTGGTGTAGGCAGGAGCCCTACAGGGATTGAGCAGGGAGCAATGGTCTTTGGTATGTTTATGGACGGTAAACATTCTCAGAACCCATTAATCATAGGTACGATTCCAAAGATTGAACAGGAATCCGGTAAAGATATTACACCAGAAGTTAAAATTGAACCTGCTAAAATTGAAAGTTCTATTGGTGGTGCTGGTGATACTGTAGGTGCTGTTAAGATTGATGATGACTTATTTGGAATAGAATACTCAGGTGGAGTAATTATTTTCCAGAAAGCTACTGAAAAGGGGTATGGTGTTATGGCAGCAGCAACTTTGGCTAGTATCGGTTCAATTTAGGAGTTAAGGTATGGTTAGAATTGCCCCTGATAAATTTCCCATAAGCGCACCTAAGAATGAGTTTACTCCATCTCCCTTTGCTGGATGTGTAGCCTATCCTACAGATGAAAAGTTTGGTGTGTTTAATTTTACTGGATTTATGCTTGTGGGATATAGAGCATACTGCTTTGCTAATAATCTAGATGTAAATGATGTTGGTGTACAGACTGACTATTTACTTAAAATGCTAGAGGAAAAAACTAATCTTAGAGGCACAGAATTAAAAAGTGCAGAGACAATTGAAAAGGCCGCACAGCTAATTCATGAATATATACTTCAAGACACAACAAACATTGATAAGACTATTGACCTTGCATATGACTTTCTAGAAAGGAATACTGCATAATGCCAAATGAATATGATAGAATAAAAAACACATCGTGGGTGACCCTTGACTTTATGAGTGACCCTAGCGTCAACGTTGGCAAGTACATTGCTGATTATGGTGGAAAACCTGCCACAGAATTTGAATCTAAGCAACAAATTACTAGTAGAATTTTAGATAACCAGACCAGTCAAGCTGATGCAGGTGAAGATGAGACCTTTGAGTACGGTGATGAGTTTGATGTACAAGATGAACCTATCTATGGACCAGCAGGTAGCGGTACTGCAATCATTAATAATGAGAAGGTGGAACATAATGATCAGCCTAACTATGGTCCCCCCGGTACTAATAGTTCACAGGAAGGCGGTTCTAACAAATCGTTAACCCCTAATGGTGTTCCGCCCGGTGCAGCTAGAGCAGAGACAGGAACCTTTGAGGATGCAAGTAGAACTTCAAAGTCCAGCAAGCTAACCCTACAGGACGGTACTACACTTATCACTACAAGTGGCACATATGCTTCACAGCTTTCCAGTATGTTCTGTAATGTCAGTGTTGTCTATGCCAGAAACCAGAATGTCAAGTACAGTAACAATACAGGTGGTGGTAATAGTGGAACTAATGCAGCAGGAGATTTGGGTGACGCTGGCAACGAATATTCTGATGCTGAGTTTGATGCTGCTACTAATGAAGAAGTACAAGAAGATATCTTGAATGCACTTGGTATTGATGATCCTTCTTCTATTGAAGGATTTGAATATGGAGATACGTTACAACAGACCTTTGATAATCTTAGAGATTCTGGTGTAGACATTGATGGTATGCTTGCTGCATCTAATCCAATTGACGTTGCATCTGCATTCTTAGGTGCTAATGAAAACAACCCTGCACACGCTGCTGTTCTGGGACAATTCTTTGAAGCTTCTACAGGAACCAGTATCAATCCTGCACAGACTGCATGGTGTGCTGCATTTGCTAACTCTGTAGTAGCATCTACAGGGCTGCAACCTACAGGTGGACTTAATGCCAAGTCATTCCTAAATTGGGGACAGGGTGTAGATATTTCTAGTGGACTTGGAAATGTTAAACCGGGTGATGTTGCTGTATTTGATAGAGGTACACCGGGTGATTGGAGAGGACATGTTGGATTTGTTCAATCTGTCAATGCTGATGGTACGTTAAATATTCTTGGTGGTAACCAAGGCAACAGTGTGAGTATCAGAAAATACTCTACTGATAGACTTGAAGGTATTAGAAGGGCTAAGAGGTAATGGCAGTAGGTGATCCAATTGTAACCGTAAAGAGAAAGGTTAACTTTGCTGACAGGTTTAATCCTGATGTAAAGACCTTATCTTCTGATTTTATGGGTGATGATATTTCACCTGTATTTGATGCTCTGACTGCTAAACCGGGTGATTATATTGAAACCCCTGAAGAAATAGAAGCATACCTTAGATCATCCAGAAGGGAGTATACACAGGTTATTATATGCAATACTCACACAGACTTCAAGCAGAATTTAGACAGGGCTGGATTGCTTGATTGGTATAGTCAGTCATATGAACAATTGGATGTTAACTATCATTTTCTGATTCTTAGAGATGGACGTATACAGATTAATAAAGGTATTAATGAAGAACCACCATTTACTCCTGTAGATATTCATGTTCCATTTAGTATCAGTGTTGCTATGGTAGGTGGCATGAAAGATGGTGAGTATGATATTGATACTTGTTCACCTAATCAGTGGAAAACTCTCAGAGCATTCTTGAAGACATTCTATACTATCCTTCCGGGTGGGCAGGTCTTTGGTCATTCTGATATTAATCCCTATGCACCTGATCCGGGTTTTGATGCAGTACGGTATGTAGAGAAAAGTTTTGGTAAAAGAAATACACTGAGAAATGCTGATGCAAGAGCCAAAGGGTCTTTGAGCATCTATGAGCTAATCGGTGAAAGTAGAAGAAGAGGGTTCAGATAATGTCTACTGGCTTTAAAGACCCGGATGGTGAATTTCCACGTTCTGATTATGGAGGTGCTGCAACCACTAACAAAGCATCTAGAGAAGAGTGGGAGCCTTATGTTAAGCTACCTGATGGGACAGAGAACCTTGAGCTAGTATCAACAGACTGGCAACCCAAGTATCCTTATAATAAGGTAGAAGAAACTTCATCTGGTCACAGAATAGAGACTGATGATACTCCCGGTGAAGAACGTCTTTCTTTTGTACACAAGGATGGTAGTGGTATTGAGATGTATCCTAACACACAGGATGCAACTACATTCCTTATCAATTCTGTAGGTAGACAGGTTCAGTTGGTTGGTGATGATTTTGTAATGATTGTAAATGGTAATGGTGATGTTCATTACAAAGGCAACCTGAATTTGAATGTGGATGGTGATTTTAATATTGCCTGTACTAACTTTACTGTGACTACAACGGGTAAACAGATTGAAGAAATCCGACAAGAGAAGATTGAAAACTTTGTAGGGGACAGAGTTGTCACTACACAGGGCAGTAAGTCTGAAGTTGTTCTGGGTAACTACACTGTAGAGAGTATGGGAAACAGTCATTTTGTTTCTAAAAAGAATACTCGTATTACAGCAGAAGACAATATTGATATTTTTGCTGGTGATGACATGAGACTGACAGCAGAAGGCACTATGACCAGTTCTGCTATGACTAACAGATTAATTGGTCTTTGTACTTCTGTAGTGGGCAATACAGGCACCTTTGGTGGGCAGAACATGGTTATGTATGCTAAGACATATCATGGTGATGTTATTGGTACAGCAGAAAGGGCTAGGTATGCTACAGACACTGATCCTGATGCAGTACAGACTGCTATGCCGACAACTGCAAACCTGACAGAAGGTCTGACCAAGACAAAGACACTTGGTATCCGTAATATTGATGTAGATGATGGTAGAATTTCCAGTAGTGTTAAGAGTGAAGTTCAGTCTTCTGGTTCATCTTCTAATACTGCACAAAGACCAGATACATTTGGTGACGATCCAGCACCTACTACAACCACTAGAGAGGGTAGGTCGGGCGTTGGTGATTTTAATCCAGATGACCCTGCTACTGAAAGATACAACAATCCGGGTGGTATGTATCCTGCTTCATGGCAAGAGAAGTATGGGGCTGTTTCTAATAGTGATCGTATTGGTGGTGGTCACTCTATTGCAGGATTTGCAACAAAAGAGCAGGGTGCTGCGGCACACATGGCTCTGTTGAAAGAAGGTAAGTACTATAGAAATGAATCTATTTCAGGTGCAATCAATACATGGTCTGGTGGTAATAATGTTAACAGCTATCTTTCCAGTCTGCAAGCACAAGGCATTGATACCTCTAAAAATGTTTCGTTCTATACCAGTACCAAGGCAGGTACAATCAAACTTGCCAAAGCAATGTCTTTCCATGAGACGGGCAGAAAGTTCAGCCTGTCAGATCAGGGATGGTCTAATGCCTATGACTTGGGCAACAGTAAGGGATGGTTATAATGCTAAAATTTAATATTAATAAACTTTCCCCTAGAGAAGTCAGAAGTCTGCTGAGAGATCCAAACAACAGAGAAGACGGTGTTCTTGTAGGAGCAGCATTTGCCAAGAACCTTATTGGTGGGGATTACTTTGTTCCTCTTGCAAGGAGACTGAGAACATACTTTGGTTCTAAAGCAGGAGCAAAGTATTCTAAGGATTCATTTATCAAGTCTAAAAAGCCAAGACGGTACAAAGAGAACCTTGGTTTAAAGGCAATTCTACCTGATCCAGTCTATGATCCACTCAAGCTTCCAACAATCAATTCAGGAACAAAACTAGGGCAAGGCATTCCTTTGTCTATGTTTGCTAATGCACCGGGCAGTAAGGGTACACTCAATCACTTATCACAGGCAGACAGAAAAGAGATTGCAAAAAATCTTTATTGTCAAGTCCCTTTGATTGAAGGATTTAGAAACCAAGCAAAATTTAGAAACTACAGTCTATTTGTTTCTGATGGTCTGGTCAAGAAGCAAGACACTGAGACATTGACTTCAGGAGACATTAGAGACTTGCAGACCAAGGGCAGGGCAGTTGTCTATGAAGTCTTGGATAATAAGGGTAAGAATGATCCACAGGCTACATTTGAGTTGGCAAACTACTGGAAAGACAATCATCTGTTTCAGGGATTGATCTTACACTTTGACAGCATGGAACCGTTAACAGAAGACCGCTATGCTAACAGACATGACAATATAGAATTCCTTGACCCGACAAGAGAATATCATGCAGAAATTATTGTTGTTATGCCCAATGTAGATTACTACTACAGAGGAAATTTTGAAAGACGGGTTCGCACTGATATTAACTTCAGGCCATTTATCAAAGGTGGTTTAGGGCATTTCCAATATAAATAAAATAATACCTCAATAAAAAAGAAGACAAATGGCAGTATCAAAAGCATTCTCAATTGAAGACGGTAACCTAAACAGACCCGCTATTATCAATACACGGGTAAGGAACTACAGTGATATTGATTTAACATTCACTGCTAGAAGCACTGGTGATGTGTTTAAGAAAACAGATGCTGCTGCGGTCAAACAGTCTGTGAAAACAATTCTACAGACAAACTACGGAGAGAGACCTTTTCGGCCAAAGTTTGGTGCAGATTTAAGGTCTAAGATATTTGATAACTATACTGTTGATGAAAATGAATTCTTCATTGCAGACGCAGTAAAAGATGCAATTAGAGATTTTGAGCCTAGAGCAAAAGTTCTTAATGTGATTGTAAGTGAACAACCTGACAGAAATTTTCTGGGAGTAACTGTAGAATTTCAGGTTGTAGACACAGAAGAGATTGTATCACTAGAGACTTCTATTTCAAGGATTAGATAAGAATGGCAACCACGATTACACCATCAGATTTAAATTTTGATGATATTAAAACGTCTTTGACAAACTATTTTAAGTCAAAGTCTGAGTTTTCTGACTATGACTTTGAAGGCTCTGGTATTTCTAATATCATGGATGTTTTGGCATACAATACACACCTTAACGGTCTTATTGCAAACTTTGCATTGAATGAGGCATTTCTCCCTACAGCACAGCTTAGAACATCTCTGGTTAACCAGTCTCTTTCATTTGGATATATCCCAAGGTCTAAGACAGCATCCCGTGCACAATTAACAGTAAGTGTCAACCTTTCTTCTGCGGTATCAAAACCTGCTAATATCACACTTCCAGCGGGAACTACGTTTACCACACAAGTTGATGGTGAAAGCTACACGTTTAGAACCTTGATTGATTATATTGGATATGATACTACAGGTTCAGGTATCTATACATTTGTAGACCAGCTTGGCAATCCCTACATTACTGTTCTGGAAGGTGAGATAACTGTCAAGACATTTATTGCAGAAATTACAGGGGACAGGCAGGTATATGTTGTTCCTGATCCTAATCTTGACCTGACTACAGTTGGTGTACAAGTCTATGAGGATATTAACTCTGATACCTTTACCACATATTTTAGTGCTAATGCCACAACTGGTGGTAACATTATTAACACTGTATCCTCTACTACTGCACTCTATCTTCCTTTAGAAAGCTACAATGGTTATTGGGAGTTTAACTTTGGTGTGGGGGGTCTTACAGGTGTTAACCCTGAAAACGGTCAGGCAATCCGTATTACATACCTGAGAACAAATGGTCTAGATGCTAATGGTGCTTCTGTCTTTACACCTACATCTACTCTTAGTGTAAATAATGTTTCATACAATCTAAATGTAACAACCTATGCAAAGTCTTCCTTTGGTGCAGATAAAGAGGGTATTGAATCTATTAGACAGAATGCGCCACTATCTTATCTTGCGCAGAACAGATTTGTTGCTGCTGGTGACTATCTTGGTATTATTGCCAATGGTGTTCCGGGTATTAAGTCAATCAACGCATGGGGTGGTGAAGACAATGTACCTGCAAAGTATGGTAAAGTTTTAGTGTCTCTGGTTTATGAGGATACTCTATCTGCTGCACAACAGGTAGCAACAGAGGCAGTTATTATTCAAAACCTGACAAATCCATTGTCTATTATTGGTATTGAGACAGAATTTGTTGACCCAACATTTATTTACCTTGACGTAACATCAACATGTAGGTATAATAGCGGATTAACTAACTTAACAAGACAAGCTCTTGAAAACAAGATTAGAAACTTTGTTCAAAGTTACTTTGCTACTAATGCTGGTAAGTTTAATGATGTAATTCACAAGTCAAGACTTGCTTCTGCGATTGATACTTCTGACTCGTCTATTTTGGGTACTAAGTTAGAGTTAAAGATGACTGCAAGATTTACTCCATCTAGAAACCCAAATACAGATAATATTATTCGTGCCGACTATACTATCAATTTCTTGAATTCTATTCAGGCACCACAGATGACAGAATCTACAATTAGTAGTGATAGATTTACTTTTAACAATATTACTTGTACTTTGCGCAACAAGGTTCGTCATTCTACAACTCTTCAGATTATTGACCAAAATGGTAAAGTAGTAGTTGACAATATTGGTAGCTATGAACCTACAACTGGTACAGTTACCTTGTCTGGTTTCCAACCACAAGCTATTACTTCAGGTGCTAGATACTTAAACATCACAGCAACTCCTGCTGATGACACTAACTTTAAGCCTTTGAGAAATACTCTGATTACTTTGGGGAATAACTTTGTATCTGCTATTCCAGATGTTAATGCTGCTACTGCTGTTGCGGGTGTGACCAACTAAAATGTCTAATGAAAGAACCTTAACTGACTTTAATAGACTTGAAGCTAACTTGCATCAACCGCAAGTCAAGACAGTTGTTCCTGAACACTTTAAAGAGCAGTATCCTAAACTTATAGATTTTCTAGAAGCATATTATGATTACCTAGATAGTGATGGACATCCGACACACAATCTTAAAAAGATGTTTACTATTCGTGACCCCGGCTCAACTGATGATGAATTTTTAGACCTATTGTTTCAAGAGAAAACATTTAGCACAGATACATTCCCTTCTCCTAGATTTGCTTACCTTCAAATTCCGGGACTTCTCAATAGTAAGGGTACAAAAATATCTATTGACTCATTCTTTAGATATTTCCAAGGTACGGATGTAGAGCAAATTCTACCTAGAAACTCTATGTTTATTGTTGGTCAGTCAGAGATTGGGGCAGAATCTTTAAGATTTATTCAGGACTCTTACTTCTATCAGGTATACTCTATTCTATTAAGAACTAACGTTCCCCCTACAGAATGGTTTAACTTCTATAAGAACTATCTACATCCAGCAGGGTTTGCAATCTTTACAGAAACACTGTTTGAACTTTTACCAACAAACTCTCAATTAGCAGCAAGTATGCCTCTGGCTCTGGTAGATAGTGATATTGCAGTAACTTCCTTTGAATTTTCTGCTGATCTTAATCTTTCTCCAACTATCAGTCTCACAGGTATTGATAGTGCAACTAATACAAGATACTATCCTGACAGAGAAATTCATTTCTATAATGATTCTATCAATGGTATTGGTGACTCCTATGATAACTATGCATCTATTGCAGATATCCTAAATACTAATTCACCGACCTTTGATGATTCGGCTGACTCGGCTAACTCTGGACTTACCCGCATCTTTATGTCTGATACCATACAGACAATGGATGAAGGTGTATTTCCGTTTTATGATAGTGTAGGAACTGATGTTCCTTAAATTCTGGTATAAATATTATTAATTCATTTACTGAGTAGGTAACATGGCAAGACAAAACATTTCAATTGGTGCAGCAGCAAATGATGGCACAGGTGATACCCTTAGAGGTGCTGGCACTAAGATTAATGATAACTTTACAGAACTTTATTCTGCACTAGGTGGTGATAGCACATCACTTGGTAATAATATTAGTTTTGATAGCACTGGTATCATTTTTTCCAATGACTCTAACTTCAGTGTTACTTTAGGACTGCTAGACTCAGCTCTTATGAGTAATAAGGTTGTCAGTCTTCCTAACAAGACTGGTGAGCTTGTCGTCATTGAAGGTACAGCAGGAAGTAGAAACGTTAATCTTGCAGACTCTCCTACTGGTGTTGCTGCAACACTATACTTTGGTAACTCCTTTGCTAATGCATCTGTACTTCCTTCTTCTACTGTATATAATGGTATGTTTGGGTTCTTAGAAGACGAAGAAAGGGCTGTGGCAGCAGGTGGCACAAATGGTTGGGTAAGATTAATTGATAGTGACTTGTTATCTACAGGAAACTATAGCATCACAACTAATGCTACTTTTAGTGGCATTACGTTAAATGATCCTAAGATGAAGACTATTATTCGTGACTCTGGTGATCAGCCAATTGTTCAATTGTCTACAGATGGAACACCTACTAATTATCTTAAAATTACTTCTACAGATTCCTCTCCAACTATTGGAGCAGAGGGTGGTACAGATGTAGGTGTAAATATTAAACCAAAGAATGATGGTGTTATTTGTTTTGACGGTAGGATTAAATACAACGTACAAAACATGACAGATGTTGATGACGTATTTGATTCAGGTGCAGCATTATATATTATTAATGCAGCAACGTCTCATACTTTCAACTTCTTTGGCACAGGTTTTGAGGTTGGTGAAGTAAAGAAGGTTATTAATAAGAGTGGTGCAAGTACAGTAACTATTCAGTGGCCTAACGGTCTTACATACTTTGCACATCCAGACGGTGGTTCCGGTTTTGTAGAAATGACAGGTAACGGATACTTTGAAACAATTTGGGACGGGGACCAATGGCATGTTAGCAAAGATTCGGACAAACTTGGTAAATTTGGAATTGGTTAAAATAGGTAGTAAAAACACATGGTAGCAATCGTAACCGATGATTTAAAAAAAGTAGTTGTATCAGAATTAATTGCTGATGTAGGTGATTCTGCAAGCAACTATTATATTGGTATTGGTAAATCTGATCAATGGAATATTACCGATACTCCACCAACACCAGTTCCGACAGATAGAGAAGAAAGAGACTTTAGGGCAAATCTTCAGTCTGTCATTAAGACTACTGATGTTAGCTATGTTGCTCCTAGATACAATTGGGCTTCTGGTACAACCTATCAGGCATATAGTGACGAAAAGACTGCAACTGGTACAAGTGCAAATGGTCAGTACTATGTAATGACTGCATCAAACAGAGTTTACATTTGTTTGCAACAAGGTAAAGATGCCACTGGCACTCCACAGCCTTCTAGTGTTGACCCGGACACAACACTTACTACTACTAACCCCGGTGTTGCTACAGCAGATGGATATATCTGGAAGTATCTTTACACACAGTCTGCTTTGAGACTAAGTAAGTTTGGTTCTGCTAACTTTATTCCAGTAGAATTTGTTGGTAGTGGAGTGCTTACCTCTATTGAGACAGCACAGCAAAATGTTCAGAATGCTGCTATTCCGGGTTCTATTATTGGATACAAAGTGGTCTCTCCCGGCTCTGGATATGCTGTTAGTGATACTGTAACTATTCAGGGTAACGGTAGTTTTGCTAGAGCTAAGTTAACGGCTGATCCTGTATCTGGTGTTATCAGAAAAGTAGAGATTGATGACTCTACGGCAATTCCAGTTGGTTCAGGATATGACTTTGCTAATGTTAAAATCAATACCTCTACAGGTACAGGTGCTGTAATTAGACCTGTTATCTCTAAGAAGGGTATTGGTGCTGATGCTAGAGAAGACCTTAGATCAAGGTCACTTATGTTTAATGCAAAGATTGTAGGTGAAGCGGGTGATGGTGATTTTATTATTAACAATGATTTCAGACAAGTAGGTCTGATTAGAAACCCAACTATCCCTACAAGTCGGTCTGCTGCGGACTCAGACTTTACTGCAACTACTGGTTCTGCACTTAGAATTCTTACATTAGACTCTGCTATTACAACAGGTATTGAGGCAGATGATCTTCTGGTAGGTGATAATACAGGTGCAAAGGTATATGTAGATAAAGTTAATGGTCCACAAATTTCCTATCACCAAAACGACAACACAGGTTACTTAGCATTTAGCTCTGCTGATGTTGCAATCAATGACTCATTAGGAACCAGAACTGCTGCTGCTTTTGTATCAGACTCTAATGGTGAAGTCAATCCTTTCAGTGGAGAGGTGCTATATATTGAGAACAGAGCCGCAATCCTTCGCAGTAGTGTTGGTACTGAAGATATTAAAATGATTGTGCAGTTTTAAAAGGTAAAATAAGAAATGCCAAATACGTTTAACGAAAATACATTTGCTACTACCTACAAGGATGATTATAGAGATAGTGATAACTATCACCGCATTCTGTTTAACTCTGGACGAGCCTTGCAAGCCAGAGAACTTACACAGGCACAGACAATCATCCAGAAAGAACTGGCAAGACTTGGTAGACATATCTTCAAGGAAGGTGCTGTTGTAAACCCCGGTGGGTTGATGGTAGATGATGCATATGAGTTTGTTAAACTTGCTGATGCTTCTCCTTCTCTTTACCCCGGTGATATTCTCACTGCCACTTCATCTAATGGCGTACAGGCAGAAGTGCTTGAACTGGTAGAGCAAGAGGGCAGTGACCCTGCTACAGTTTACGTTAAATATATTAATACTGGCTCCGCTACATCTGGCTCTGCTCCTGTAAGATTTACTGCTGGTCAGGCTCTAGACAATGGTGACGAATCTGGTCAAGCGGGTTCCAGTTCCGTAACGGTTGCCCCTGCTACGCAGAACCCTGTGGTGGGAAAAGGATTTAAGGTATCTGTGAACTTGGGTGGATACTTTACCAGAGGACATTTTGTACAGTCCTTACCTCAAGGTGTTATCATTAGCAAATACAGCAACACTCCAACTACAAATGTCGGCTTCTTAATCTCAGAAGACATTGTTACTGTTGCTGATACTAATGATCTTTATGACAACCAGCTTGGATATGCCAACGAGACTGCACCGGGTGCAGACAGATATAGAATTAGACTTACTCTGGCAAACCAAGACTTGGTAGACTCTGCTGATAACTTTATTGTTATTAATAGATTTGTCAATGGTGTTATGCAGCAAGAAATTGATGAAAATGATAATTACAACATTATTGGTGATGAACTTGCACAGAGAACCAAAGAAGAGTCTGGTAGTTACACGGTAGAAGACTTTGATGTTAAATTTAGACCAAGTAAGTCTGGTGCAGATTTTCTTGATTTAGAAGTATCTCCCGGTCTGGCATATGTAAATGGATATAGGATTTCTAAGCCAGCATCTTCTATTATTACTGTAGAAAAACCTAGAACTACAGAAACATTTAATAATGAAAATATTCCGGTAAGCTATGGTAACTATGTTATAACTACTGGCACTGTAGGATTACCAAATATTAATGCGTTTGAAATTAACAGACTATATGATGCTGCTGATGTAGGTGGTTCTGTTATTGGTAACTGTAAGGTTAGAGCAGTAGAGTCTCAAGGAAACGGCACTTACAGATACTATATCTTTGATGTACAGTTAGCGGCTGGTCAAAACTTTAGAGATACTAGAAGTATTGGCATAAACGGGACTAACTATGCCAACATTAAAATTGATGATACCAATAATATTGCAGTAATCAGAGAAGAAACAAATAACAATGTATTCTTTGATCTTCCTAGAAAAAGACCATCTTCTGTGGAAGACTTTGACCTGACAGTACAAAGACGTTTCATGCAGACAGCATCTAGTAGTCAGATTTCCTTTACACTAAGTGGTGCAGAGACTTTTGTTGATACTACTCTTTGGATTGTTACAAGAAGTGATACAGGTGCAGTTGTAACACTCTCACCAAGTGATATTGTTCTTACTGGTGATTCTAAGCAAGTAACTATTACGGTTCCTACTGATGCAATTGCCTATGAAGTGTTGGCATATGTAGACAAAGGTTCTGATGCTATTCAGAGAACAAAGTCCAAGACATTTGGTGGTACTGCTACACTCACCTTTGATAGTGATGGCAACGGTATTCGTTTTGCTGAACTTCCTAATACTGACATTTATGAATTCTTAGAAATTTTAGATTTTGATAGTAATGACATTAGCTCTAATGTAACTACAGATAATGGTCAGAGAGATAACTTCTACCAGAAAGGTAGAGTGGTTCTTAGAGGTGGCTTGTCATTACCAAAGAACAATACAGTTAAAGTCAAGTACAATTACTTTGAGCATACAGCAGGGGATTTCTTCTCCCGTAACTCCTACATTGGTGCTGTTGCATATGAAGACATTCCTGCCTACAGAATGCAGAATGGTTTTGAGGTAGAGTTAAGAGACGTACTTGATTTCAGAAGTGTTAAGGATAGTGTAAGCACTGGTCATGATGGTGCAGAAGCAATTGTTACACCACTCCCAAGAAACACAAGTGCTATTGGTGCAGATATTACTTACTATGACCCAAGAAATGATATTCTGGTAGTAACAGAAGAGGGTGATATTCAATATATCACTGGTGAACCAAACATTAATCCAGTAATCCCTTCTGTCCCAAGCACTGCTATGCACACTCATAGCTTTGCGTTAAATGCTTACACAGATAATGAAGATGATCTTGGTGTAAAACCTGTTGACAACAGAAGATATACTATGCGTGATATTGGTAATATTGTTAAGCGCATTGATAATCTTGAAGAAGTGACTACTCTTTCACTGTTAGAACTTGAAACGTCTTCTTTGGAAGTTCTGGACTCTTCTGGCAATAATAGATTTAAAAATGGTTTCTTTGCGGACAACTTCAAAGACCTAGCTTTTGCTGATATCTTTGCTACAGATTACAGTGCTTCTCATGATGTTCTTGACGGAACAATCATGCCTAGCATTGGTCAGAACAGTGTTAGATTGATTGTAGACTCTGATGCTTCTGTTTCTGCTAATACTGTTAGAAAGGGTGACTTTATTTATCTTTCCTACAATGAGGTAAATGAAATTGACCAGAATGTTGCAACAGAAACAATGAACATTAACCCATTTGCGGTTATCAATTTCATTGGACAGCTTGAACTTTCTCCCGACCAAGATCAGTGGAGAGAAGACGTATTCCTTGAAGCACCTAGAGCGCAGAGAAGACAGCGCCTTAGAAGACGCAGGGGTAGAGATATTACTCCTAGAAGAAGAAGACGCAGAGCTAGATTTATCCAAAGACCTATCCCAATAAGAGATACTGGTCCAGACAATATTGGTGGTCAACCAAATATTGGTTCTCTAACGTCTTTTGATGGTTTGGAGTTAGGTCAATTCATTGATACTCCTGACAGAAGATTATCTTCTACTAGCAGAACACGCACATCTAGAACAGGTAATAGAATTACAACTACAACCACATCGGTTACCAGAACTCTTATTGGTCGTAGGGTTGTAGACATTTCTCTGTTACCATTTATTAGACACAGAAAAGTATTCTTCAGAGGTACTGGTTTGGCTCCTGACAGAGAACACTTCTTGTTCTTTGATGGAGAAGGAATGTCTGACTATGCAAAGACAGAAGCATTCCAGTCCTTTAGTGACAGTGGTGGTAATGTTGAACAGAACTATATGGGTGGTCAGTGGCAGAATAACACGACACACCCACAAGGTACAGGTGCACTGACCACAGATGCATTTGGTACAGTTACTGGTTCGTTCTTCCTGCCAAACAATGACACTCTTAGATTTGATGCTGGCATTAAACCAGTAAAACTTCTAGATGTAAATACGGATGACGATAATGCTGCACTTTCTCAGGCTCATGCTACTTATGAAGCACAGGGTGTAAAGGTCACACTTGAGGATGTGGTATCTACAACTAGAAGATCACGTTCTAGAACTAGAATTCTTCCAAGACCTAGAAACAGAGACCCACTAGCACAGTCTTTCTGGATTCAAAATACAAATGGTGGATACCTTACCTCTATTGACGTATACTTTGCGAAGAAGCCTGATGGCGTTAATGACAATACACCTGTACAACTGGAACTGAGACCGTTGCGCAATGGTGTACCTTCTCAGGAAGAGATTGTTCCGGGTGGCATTGTAACACTTAATCCAAATGATGTTAATGCTGTTTCCTTGGCTAGTGCAGTTGCACTTGGTGAAGGCGCAATGGCAGAAATTAGACAAAATGCTAAAACTACCTTTACCTTTGATAGACCACTTTATGTAGAAGGTAATACACAGTATGCATTTGTTCTGATTGCAAACACAACTAACTATGAAGTTTATGTCTCTGAAATTGAGGATTTCCTTGTAGGTTCTAATACCAGAAGAGTTAGAAAGCAACCTTCCTTGGGTTCCTTGTTCAAGTCTCAAAACTCTATTACATGGTCACCAGACCAGAGACGTGATATGATGTTCAGAATTAACAGAGCAGACTTCTCTACTTCTGGTACAGCATATCTGGAAAATGCTCCGGGTGTTCCTGCACTGCTGGCTAGTGATCCTATCATGCTTGATAGTGTAGTAGCAAACGATAGTGATGTTGTATTGTTCTTCCCTAACCACGGTTACTCAATCAACGATACTATTGAACTGCATGGACTTGATTCCAATACAAGTTACGGTGACCTTTCTGGGGCAAGCTTGCTTGGTGAAAGAACTGTTACAAAGATAGATGCACAGAGCCTGACATTCAAGTCTGACTCAGTATCTACTAGAACATCCTTTATTGGTGGTTCAGGTATTTCTATTGAGAGACAAGTTATTATGGATGAGGTTACTCCGGTAATTGACTTCTTCTCACTTCCTGCTACATCTGCTACATTTAATGCTAGGTTTACTGACTTTATTTCTATTCCACAGGCAAATGATTCTACTAACACAGCATACGGTGTACCAAGTACAGGGTTTAACTTTATCCCTAACGAAACCATTGTATTTGAATACCCAAGAGTGGTAGCTAATACCTATCAGGAAAGAGATGAAGCAACACTTGGTGGGGCAAATAAGAAGTCTGTGGCAATTTCTGCTGCACTTTCTACCAATGACACCTATGTATCTCCATTGATTGATTTGACAACTGCTTCTCTGGAAGCAATCAACAATATTATTGATAACCCTGTAGACTCTGATGGTGCAGTAGATACAGCAAACACTGTAAACTTCCCAATTGAGTTTGCAGCAGAAACTGATCCTGATGGCACTGCTGCTGCTAAACATGTAACTATCCCTGTAGGGCTGGCAGAAGCAGCTGTTGGTCTTAAAGTATTTGTTGGTGCTAATGTTCCTACAGTAGCAGACATTGACTTGTACTACAGAACACTGTCTCCGGGTGAAGATGTTGAACTTGATACAGTAAATTATATTAAGGCAACACCTGATAATGAATTGCCAAAGTCTGATAATCGTGATACCTTTAGAGAATACCAGTACACAATTGGTGGACTTGCAGGTACGCTCAATCCATTTACAACATTCCAGTTAAAGATTGTAATGCGGTCGCAAAATTCTTCTAAAGTTCCTCGTATTAAAGACATTAGATCGATTGCATTGGGTACATAACTATGCAGAATGATTATGTACCAGTTGAGGGCAGTCCCGGATTAGTCAGAGATAAGGCTACCGGGGCTATTATAAATACAGATAAATCAGGTCTACAGGCTGCAAAAGCAAGAAAGCTTGCTCAAAAGCAGGACAGAGAAAGATTAGATAAAATAGAAAATGATGTAAGTGAAATTAAAAAATTTTTGGAGAAACTGGTAAATGACAACTGATAGTTTTCCTTTAAGATTAGACACTAGCACAGGTGTTATCAAGTTTATTGAAACGGATTCAGATGACTTGATTGTCTTAGCTGCAAAGTGTGGATTATATCTTGCTAGTACATATGACTCTGCTTATAGAGGAAGGTGGGAATTCAAATCTTCGCCAAGCGAAGTAGGATTTGTTGGTACTATTGAGGATACTCACTATGAAAACAATTCCCCATCGGCAGTGATTGATTCGGCCGGATTTGGACCACTTTCTATTACATACCATTTGGGGTTAGTTGATACTAATAATGTTAACCAAAAACAACCTCCCTCCGGTGATACTATTGTACATCCTTTAAGGTTTGATAGAACTTTAAATGGGTTGCAGGAAATTGGTGATTCAGGCGGTAACGATGAAGCCTATACACATTTACAAGATACTCTTATCAGTTTAATGTATCAACATGACTTGCCGGGTGTGTATAGGATGGCTCCAAGTTTTACTGTAGATTTTGATTCAGGTTCTACTGGATTTGCAACTACTTTAGATTCAGTAGGTGCTGTACAGGAAGATTATTTGGATAGTGATGAATGGACACTTGCACTAGATATTCCTCAAGAGTTTAAGGGGAGTAATCAAAATGATGAGATTTCTGAAAGAGTTAGAATTTACCAAAAGACAGGAATCACACCGGGGTCTGCTACTGATACACTAATCAATAGTAAAAGACCAGATGGTGGATTAAGATTGCTCAAAAGTAGAGCAATTGGGCCTATCTTTATTGGTGTGGGAACAATGGCTGGTAACGATGAAACATCACCTAACTTAGAAATACAGGAATATTTTGCAGGTGGTCTTTTAAATAGACTTTTTAAAAATCAAGGTACGAGTAGAGCAGGGAATTTCCAATTCACATATAGTTCAACTCCACCTGCTGGATATAGAAATATTGGAAAATACTTGGACTTGCGCCCGGCTATTGTAAGCAGTGGTGGTGTTGTTGCTGACTTCGACCTATCTGGCGGGAGCCCGACAGGTGGTGGACAATTTTCTAATACGTTTGCATATAGATACGTTGTAACCAACACCGGCTACCAAGATCAACGTAATGTGGCATATGGCTCGGCAAATACTAATCAGTGGAGGCGGGGAAGAGCCTATACTATTTTTAGTAGACGTACTGCATATAGAACAAAATATTTTAGTCCAACAACATCAGATCAACAAAAAAATCACCAAACCTATTATTTACATGTAAAAATCTAGGAGATGTCTTTACTATGCAAACACAGAATGAAATTTTGAGAAAAAAGTATTTTAATCCTGTTTGGGTGAACTTTGACAAAACAACATTAGAAGTCCGTGAAAAAACAAAAATTGGTAAAATTAAAAAAGAGCAGTGCCTAGTTGTTACTAAGTGGGATGATGAAGATGAAACAAAAATAAACCCACTTTTTGAAACAATTACCAACATCTATTCTATAGAAGAAATTGATAACTTTACAGAAAAATTTAATGATGAAGTGAAAGAAAATATCAAAAAAGAATCGGCACAAAGAGAAGAAGAAGAAGAGGTAAAAAGACTAAGAGAATTATTTAATGTAAAACTAGATATTTTTAATATTTCATCTATTAATGAATCTAGTGATAAAGAAATGAAATCTTTGATTAGAAAATCAAAGTCTAATATTGAAGCAATTGCTTTTGCTGTAATTTTAATGATGAAAGAAATGAAAAATAAAGATGAAGACAATTGAAGTAAAAAATGATTATGTACTTTCACTATTAGATTCAATAGAAAATTATTTATTGGATGTGGATTGTGATTCTTTAGAGATTGATCAGGGAGAATTCTTAAATCTAAAAGATGATAAATTATCTGACAAATATTTAAAACAAATTATGAATGCTGGAAAGAGTCATGAGGGATATCCTTTATTTCAGCCAAAATATGTTTTACCAGTAGAATTATTTAAATACATTCATAAGCACACTACTGAGTTAACTGAATATATGTTCTCTGAAAGAGTGTGTTTAGATTTGCTGTATCCACCAAAATCATATTGTAGTTGGCATAATAATGCCAATGCACCGGGTAATGCAATAATGTTTTCTTGGTCTAAAACAGGAGAAGGTGATTTTAGATATTGGGATAATGATAAAAAAGAAGTAATCTATATTCCAGATAAAAAAGGATGGAATGTAAAGTTTTTTAATTTTGGTGATTATAATCAACCCGAAAAGTTAACGTATCATGCATCTTCTAATGAGTGTTTAAGATATAGTATGGGATTCAATTTTATAACAGAAAAGCAAGTATTAGATGAAACAGTAGAATTGTTAACTAACGATGAATAATGGTATCATTGTAGTAGCAACCAATAAGGCATATTATTACAATGCAGCTTGTCAGTTAGGAGAGTCTATTAAAGAATACACTCCTGATTTTAACATTACGTTGTATACCCAAGAAGACTTTGTAAATAATAATTGTAAAATTTTTGATAATGTAATTACCGATGTTCCAATTCATGAAAACTCTAAAGTGAATCAAAGAACTAAAATGTGGGCAATGGCAAACTCACCATATGAAACTACACTATACCTTGATGCGGACATGGAAATTGTACATGAAGATTTTTCTACAGTATTTGAACAGATTAAAGACAATGATTTACTTTGGACTAAAATAACCGAAGATAGAAAATATGCTTTTAATTTTATTAAATCTGGAAATGTTACCTTTGAATATCATGGTGGATTATGTCTTTATAAGTCATCAGCAAAAGATTTCATGATGGATTGGTATAATCTTTGGGTAAAACAATCAACCCAAAAATGGTGGCCTGATCCAACTAGGTATCCATATAATTTAAGAGATTTCGATCAATTTGGTTTGTGGTGGCTGCTAAATAAAGAGAGTGATAAATATAAATATTTGAAGCATGACTTTTTTGAAGACGATACAAGATGGAATGCGGTGATACAATATAATGAAAAATTGGGGCATGGAAAAATGCCTATTATACGTCATTATTCAGGTTGTCACATTACTAATTAAGGAATAATAAATGGCTGAGTATGCTATATTAACAGCCGAACAGGGAACAGATACTACCTTTCAGGTTGACGTGGTTGATCAGAATAGAAATCCCCGTGACTTGACGGGCATATCTGTTGCCGCTAAATTTAGAAAACAATATAATTCTAATATTGTATATGAGTTTGAAGACTCTGTTGCTACACCAGCAACTGATGGTATTATTAAATTGCACTTAGATGCAGCATTTACCAACACAATTGATGCTGGTAGATATTTCTATGATGTAGAAATCACAACAGTTACAGACACTACAGAACGTATTGTAGAGGGTATTCTAGAGATTACTCCTGCTGTAACTCAATCAGCTAGAGCATTCAAGGCAAGCACTAGATTAATTCCTGTCCAGTTAGGTGACCTTACAGATGTAGATGCAAGCAATCTATCACACAATGCAAGTCTTATCTATGACTCAGACCAGAAAAGATTTGAGTTTGGTCTTGCAGATATTGGAACCCTTGACTCTGCTGAAGTTTTAAATATTGCCGACTCTGATTATATCTTGTCAGTATATTCTGCTGGTAACAATATCACTATTGACAGTGCAGGGGTAATTACCAGTACTGCTACAGCAGAGGACTCTGCTATTGAGGCTGCTTTAGCATCAGAAGCATTACTTATTGACGGAGGCTCTTTCTAATGGCTAAAACAATTTACGTCAAAAAGGTAAGTTCTGGTATTCCAACTGGAATATCTTCAATCGGTATTAGACAACTTAATGATGTAAATGATAGTGGCTTAGATGCTACCAATAAATACTTAGTATATAATGATAGTGCAAATGAGTTTAGATTTGGAACTATTGATGGTCTTACTACTACACTGAGAGCATTGGGTGATGTTGATGTATCTAATCTAAGCCCTACAAATAGATTCCTTCAATATGATAGTGTTAGCACTAACTTTGTCTTTAGTTCATTAGAAGATATTACAGTAGGTGTGAGTAGTGTTAATGGTCTTACTGGTGATGTTATTTTAGAATTATTAGACTCGGATGACATTAAGTCATTAGGATTAGATTCAGCGGAAGTTCAAGGTATTGTGGAAGCAAATCAAGTTCAGGTAGACTCTATTGATGGTGGGTCTTTCTAATCGTTATAAATAAATATAAATTCAAGTTTATCAAGGTTTAGAAATGGCAATTATTAAACATAAACGTAGTTCAGTAGCGGGTAATAAACCTACCGATAGTGATTTAGTTCTAGGTGAACTTGCTATTAACACCCATGACGGTGTAATTTTCTTTGAACAAAATCGTGACGGTGAAGTTACTATCAAGGAAATTGATGGTACGAGTGCTGCTACAAACGTATTTTATGTATCTAAAAATGGTGATGACAAAAACGACGGAACATCTCTTGCACGGTCCTTTAAAACCATTGACAGGGCTTTGGAAGTAGCATCTGTTAGAAGAGGTAATGCTTCACTGGACTCAGATGGTGCTGAAGGTTCTGAACTTGAAAATAAAACTAGAAGAGACCTAAATTTTTATGTAGGTGCTTCAAAATACGATATTACTTTGGGGTCTACCTTTAACCAAGTATTTCAAGGTCGTGCCGGATCATATACTAAAGGTCTAACAGAAGTTCTCACTTCTCTGAGTAAAGCAAAAGACTTGACAAATGATCTTTCTGCGATTAATGGCAACCCTACAATATTATCTAGGGCAGATGGTTACTGGGATGAGTTGACTGATATCGTACAAAATGGTAGAGACAACGCAGATACACTGGCTGCAAGCGCATATCCAGTTCCAGCTTCTGGGTATTATGATGCTAGTGCTACTGCAAATGATGCGCAGTATACCAGAGAACTTCTGTTAAATAATAAAGTGTTTATTTCTGAGGAAGTAAACGAAAAGGTTAAAGACTTATACCCTACTTTAAACTACGATGAAGTCAAGTGTAAAAGAGATATTAGATTTGCTGTAGAAGCACTTATCTATGATGCAACATATCTTGGTAATTCAGGTACATATGATAATGCAGCATTCTTTTTCTTCTACGGTGATGGTGATCCACAAATTTCGGAGATTGAAACTCCTGCTACTGCATATGCTTACGAATATATGGGTAGTGTTATTTCTGATATTCTTAGTGGAGCTACAGTGGTCCTTTCTGGTCAACCTTCTGACTACACAGCCTTACAGCAAACTGCTGCCAACTACCCCTCTACAAACAAAAGGTCCGAGATTGTTTCATTAGCAGAGATGATTGGTGATACAATTGCTAATGGATATTCATACCTTACAACTAACTTTACCAGAACCACTCCTGATGCAGATAGTAGAGTTAGCTTTACAGCAGGTGCTTTAGGTGCTACTGAAAAGAATGCCTTTGATGCAGTTTTAGGGGCAACCACAGCAATTGTCAATGATGTAGTTACTCATATTGATCAAACATATCCATTACTGTTTGATATTGGTGACCGATACCAAGATGTTTTAGATGGTCCTGAAATTGCTTCTACTATCTATGTCAAGACTGGTGAGTATACAATTAATAACCCATTAATTATTCCAAAGAACGTATCTTTGATTGGCGATAACTTGAAGAACACAAGTATCCGTCCTAAGAATAAGACTTCTGATATGTTCTATGTTTACAACAATGCGTATGTTTCTGACTTTACATTCCGGGACCACTTACAGCCAGCCGCAGTATTTGCATGGAACCCTACTGACTCTGCTGGCAATAACATCATTGTAAACTCTCCTTACATTAGAAACTGTACATCTATCACAGGTCCAGATTTATCTAGAAATGATGATGGTACTTACACATATGCGGATAGTAATGGTGATGTATTGCAAGGTGGGGATGGTATTAGAAACGATGGTAATCATGCTGGTGGTATTCGGTCTATGGTTGTAGACTCGTTTACCCAAATTAACCAAGGTGGTAAAGGTATTTACCTAAAGAACCAAGGATACTGTCAGTTGGTGTCAGTGTTTACAGTATATTGTTCTCATGGCTTCCTTGCAGAGAATGGTGGTTTTGCTTCTATTACAAACTCAAACAGTTCATTTGGTAATATTGGATTGATGGCTACAGGAGTATCTCCTACATTGTATGCAGGTAATGTTGATGGGCAACAGAATATTCTTAATAATGATATTACTTTGAAAAATCTCCCACAAAAACCAAATATTTCTGATGCTGTTAAGTTTAGTGAAGATACCAACTATTTCACTGTAGATTCTGTATCTTATAATGAAGGCACAGGGACCGCCTCTATTAAACTTCTGGAAGCACCAACTATTGCCTTTACTGATAGCAGTTCAGTTTCTTTCCATAGAAGAAGTGCCTTATCGTCATCTGGTCACACGTTTGAATGGATTGGAACAGGCACGGATGTTAGAACATCTTTCCCATATCGTGGGGGTGTTCCAGTACAGTCGGATGAGGTAATTCAAGATTCTGATCGTGGTGGACTTTGTTTTGTTACAAGCACTGACCAGAAAGGTGATTTCAGAGTTGGTGAAAACTTTAGAATTCAAAGATCAACAGGCACCATTGAAGGTGATGCTTTTGATAGAAGCCTGTTTGCTCGTATTACACCATTCTCACTTGCACTAGAGGATTAAGGAAAAAAAATGGCTGACCTAAACGTATTTCGTTCAATTACACATTCTGTCCAAGACAGTTCTACAGTTGCTTACACAGCACCTGATGGGTACACAGGTATTGTTCTGTCTACTCAGGTGGCAAATGCATCTGATAGCACACATTGGCTTACTTTAACTGTTCAGGATTCGGCATCTGCTCCTGCAAATGAGTTGCTATCTCAATTTGATATTCCGGGAAGAGATGCAGCATCTGCAACTTCTGGTAAAACAGTTGTGACCACAGGACAAATTTTAAAAATGCGTTCTTCTGGACAAAATAAACTTAAAGCTACTATCGGAATTTTGGAGTCACTAAATGGCTAACTTACTCAGTAGAAAAGTAAAAAGTGCAGAGATACCTGATACTTTTTTCAGACTAGAAGATGTAGAACCTAGTCTTGGTGTTCCTAATGATAGTAACTCTATCGTGGTATCTGTTACTAATGGTGACAGAACTTTTTATAAGATAGACAGTGGATTTTCCTTTGATAATGATTCTGGTGCAAGAAGAATCAGTATTGACCTATCTCAGTTTGGTATTACAAATTTAAGCAATGTAGATGACTCTGATGGTCTTGGGAATGTTATTGATGGTGGCAAGCTTTTAGTTTACAGTGCATCTAGAAATGCGTTTGTTCCAAGTGTAGGTGGTGTATCTCTTGACTCTAATGATGCTGTTACTCTTAACGGTGAAGGTCCATTATTCTACCTTGATGCAAGAAATCACAATTACAATCAGACAGTATTTGACTCTAACTTTGGTGTATTATCAGGTAGGGATTCTGTTAGGTTCACAAGCAATGAGCTTTTTATATCTGGAAAAACAGAGTTAACTAGACTTCAAGTAAGTGACTCGGCAAAAATTCAAGGATTATTAACGGTTTTTGGTAATATTGAAACTGATGAAACAATAAAAACCAATAGACTTTCTGTAGATAGTTCTGCTCTCGTTAATGGCAACTTAACAGCAATAACACTTAGTGGGAATGGTGCTGGTCTGACAAATCTAACGGCAGATAGTGCCGTATTTGCAGATTTAGCTGCTGATTTAGAAAGTGCTGCCTTTGATGCATTATTTGCAGATAAGACTACTGGTGAGTTAACTGAAGGTTCTAATCTCTACTATACTGAGGCTAGAGCAGATTCAAATATCACTAGATATGTTACAGTAAATAATTTACGGTTTGCTGATACTCGTAAAGCAACCTTTGGTGATGATAGTGACCTGAAGATTTACCATGATGGTTCTTCCAATGTCTATCAGGGTTCTTCTCATGCATTCCGCAATGCTCATGGCAATGATGTTATTACAGTTGACAGTGACCATGCAGTATTGAAGTATGATGGGAATGCTAAACTTACTGTAGTTGACTCTGGCATTGAAGTTACCGGGAATATTTCTGGTACTAACTTAACCTTAACTGGTGACCTGACAATTACAGGTACAACTACTACGGTTAATACTACAACACTTCAGGTATCTGACCCACTCATTCACTTAGCAGTAGGTAATGAATCTGCTGATGTTGTGGATATTGGTTTCTTTGGACACTATTCCAATGATGCTGGTGTGACTAGACAGCATACAGGTTTCTTTAGAGATGCTAACAATGGTGAGTATTTCCTTTTTGGTACATATGTTAGTGCTGGTTTAGATTCTGAAATTCCTGACACAACTATAGACAGAACAGACCCTACGTTTGGTTTAGCTGAACTTAATCTGAAATCTATTAAAGCAGATTCTGCTACAATTAGTGGTCCTATCAAGTTTTCTAATGTATATGCTACTGAAGGCGCATTACCAAGTGCAGCAACCTATCATGGTATGTTTGCCCATGTACATGCTACAGGTAAAGGTTACTTTGCTCATGGTGGTCAGTGGCACAAGCTTCTGGATGAAACCTCTAGTACAACAGACGACCTGACAGAAGGCTCCACTAATCAGTACTTCACTACAGCTAGAGCAAGAGCATCCCTTGGTGTGGAAAATACTAGCGGAACTGGAAACGGTTTTGGTAGTCTTGCTTATGATAGTACTAGTGGTGCATATACATTAACACAAGTAGACTCTGATGATATTCTTACAGTATATTCTGCTGGTAACAATATCACAATTTCTCCTACTGGTGTTATCACTGCATCCGGTGCACCACAGGCAGACAATGCAGCATTACTGGATAGTTTAGATGCTATTCAATTCCTGAGAAGTGATGTTGATGATTTCTATAAAGCAAACAATACTCTGACATTCCTGACGGGTTCTAAGTTAGCATTTGGTGATTCTACTGCACCAACATACTTTACTCATACAGGTAGTGGGCTTAGATTTGTTGGCAACCCAATTCAAAACCTGAATGTTACATTGTTTGATAGTCTTGTATCTGGACAGTTCCTAAGAAGTGATGCAACTTCTAATGTCACATCTGGTTTGGTCTTTAATGACAATGTTCAATTGAATTTTGGTACGGATTCTGATGCGCAAATGTACCATAGTGGTTCAGCATTTGTCACCAGAAACAATACTGGTGATTATCATGTTCAGAGTCAAGGTTTCTTAATTGAGAATTCTACTGGCACTGAAATTATGATTGACGCTGAAGCTAACTCTTTTGTTAAACTATACTATGATAATGCAGTAAAGTTTAGTACACTGTCAGATGGTGCTAGGATTTCTGGGACTCTTGAAATTACGAATGGGATTAGTCATGTAAATGGAAGTAACACTACAGAATTCCGTCCTTCTGGTGTTCCAATTACCACAAATGCCATCACAGTAGTTGATACTTATGATGCTTCTAGATTACCAACTACAATTAAATATGATGTTCACATGCATGATGTAAGCACAACACCTGATGAAACACAAGTCAGTACTGTATTGGTAGCCTTTAATGGTGAATCTGATGTAGGCTTTACTGAATTCGGTGTGGTTCATACTGGTGACAGTGATATGGGATTCTTGACAGCAGATGTCAATCCAAGTGGAGAAGTAAGACTGTTATTTGAAAGACGTAATGGTAGAGGTACAATTGAAGTTAAACCTGCAAGAACAATTATTAAATAGGATATAAGTTAAATGGCTGATTCTGCTAAAGATTTTGTAGTCAAACAGAACCTACGGGTTACAGGTAATATCGTCTCTGCTGGCGCAGGGTCGGTATTTACTGGTGATGGTGCACAACTGGACAATGTTGATGCAGTCACTCTTGGTGGGGAAAGTGGTGGCTTCTACAGGGATGCAACCAACTTAAATGCTGGCACAATCAGTAATGACAGACTTCCTGCTACTATCACTAAAAATCTTACCGGTAACGTAACAGGTAATGTTGATGCTACAAGCGGTTCTGGTACGGTAGATGCAGACTCAGGTAGGTTTACAACTATCTCTGGTACTACAGCCTCGTTTAATACCTATGTTGGTGTATATGGTAACTTTGATACGTTTGATGAGGTTTTTGATAGTTCCTTTACCAGAGACACTTTCAAGGCAAATGTATTTGATCCAGCATTTGATAGTTCCTTTACCAGAGACACTTTCAAGGCAAATGTATTTGATCCAGCATTTGATAGCTCGTTAAGCAGAAAGTCTGCTGATGATATTGCTGATGGTCAGACAAATAAATTCTATACTACTGCTAGATTTGATTCTGATTTTGGGTCAAAGAGTACAACAGAACTCAGCGAAGGTGGTAACCTTTACTACACTGAAGCAAGAGTAGACTCTGACATTACTGGAACTGTCACTAAAACATTTGTAGACGCATTAAATATTAATGCAGATCAAGTTGGCGGTGTAGAAGCAACGTCTTTTGTTAGAAGTGATCAGGACGATACAATTGGTGCTAACCTCCAATTTACTGATGGTAATGAACTGAGACTTGGTACTGGTAACGATACAATTATCAAACACACTGGTACTCAAACAACAATAAACCATACTGGTACTGGTAATCTGGTCTTCCAAGCAGATGAGCAAACTAGATTAACTATTGAAGATGATAAGACAACTGTTACAGGAAAACTTCACACTGATAGTGTAACGTCTACTGCTATAATTGAAGGCTTTGATGTTCGTGTAGATAACATGCTTGATATCTATGAATCTGCTGGTGGTAGAATTGCTGGTCATCTTGAAGGCACTGCTGCTGAAGGGTTGCAAATTCACTATTATTCTCAGATTGCTACAGAAGGTCTGAAAGTTATTGGTCATGATAGTGGTGAACTTGTTGGTACTACACAGATGCGATTCACCTTTAGTGACGGTATTTCTTTTGAAAACCAAAGACTAAAGTTAGTATCAGACCCTGTAAGCAATCAAGATGTTGCTACAAAGGCATATGTAGATAATACCTCTCAAGGTCTTGTAGTTAAAGATGGTGTAAAAGCAGCATCTACTGGTGATCTTAGTAGTGTTGCTGGTATTGGCACAGTAACATATAATAATACTGCTGGTCCTGACTCCGGTGTAGGTTCTGGATTTAGCTTTACAGGTGTACTTAACGCACTTGATGGCCACACCTTTAGCTCTAATGATAGAGTGCTTATTAAAGACCAAACAAACACCTTTGAGAATGGTATTTACAGATGGGTAAACAATACTACCTTGACAAGAACTACGGATGCTGACCAAGATAGTGAACTTGGTGGGGGAGTATTCGTATTTGTTGAAAACGGTACTACTAACGCAAGTAACGGCTATGTTACTTCTCACTCTGGTCTTACTAATGTAGGCACAGATGATATTCTATGGACACAATTCTCCGGTGCTGGTTTTATTGAAGCTGGTGACGCTCTGGTAAAAAATGGTAACGTTATTGACGTAAACCTTTCTGATGGTGCAGGTGGTACATCTGGTCTGAAGGTTGAAACTGACCAACTGAAGATTAACTTAGGGGCAGGTGGTACTGGTTTAGAGATTTCCTCTAACGTTCTGCAAATTGCTGATGATGGTGTTACTGCTTCAAAGATAAACTTTGGTTTGGGTGCAGGACAGATTAGTACTGCTGATCTTCCAGAAGACTCTGTATCGGGTAATACATACTTTACCGTATCTAGAGCAAGAGCGGCTATTAATGCTGGTGCAGGTATTGGTTATGATTCTGTAAGTGGTGTAGTGTCTATTAATAATACCTCAAATGTAGGTGTACTTGGTAGTTCAACTAGAATTCCAGTTATTACAGTTACAGCAGAAGGTTTAATTGATAGTATTGGAACAGCAGCAGTTGCTGGTGTAGATAGTGTAGCATTTGATTCTAGCACTGGTGTTATTGAGTTAACACTTGGAGATGCTAGTGTAAAGACTGCACAAGTTGTTCTTGATGCATTCTCTACAGACAATCTTTCTGAAGGTAGCACAAAGCAATATTACTTAAAGTCTAGAGTAGATTCTGATATTGATCTAAGAGTTCCTACTATTATTGATAGTGATTATCTTGATGATTTTGTCAGACCTCTTTCTAGATTAGGATATGATTCTGGAACATTAGCTCCATTTGCTAGAGCAGCAATTAGTGTTGCGGGTGATGGTGTATCTTATGAACAGGGTACAGGTGTAATCACAGTTGCCACAGTGACTAACTCTTTCCAAGTAACACAGGCTGGTCACGGGTTAAGAGAAGGTCATGCAGTCTATGAAGATGATGTTGCAGGATGGGTAAAAGCATTTGCCACAGATTCTGGTCATCAGCTTGCTACGCACGTTGTAGTAGATTTTGTAGACTCTGATACATTTGCAATTGCACAGAATGGTATCTTTACAATTGGTGAAACTGGTTCTGTAAGTCCTGCTATTTCTCTGACAGCAGGTGAATACTACTACACAGGTAACGTAGATTCCGGTATCCCTGTCATTACACAGCCAGCAACATCTGTACAGCCTCTGTTCTATGCTCTGTCTTCTACACAAATGGAACTTAGTGTAGAGCATGCAATCAATGTATTCTCACCAGATGAGCCGTTGAATGTAAGCAGCACAGCAGGTAACTTTACTGTATCAGGTAATCTGAAAATAAGTGGATTAGGTGTTCCAAAAGTTGCTACAGTCAATCCGGGTGGAACATATTACTTTGATAGTGGTAACGTAGCAAAGCTTACTATGTCTGCTGATGCAAGTATGCAGTTTGATAGTCCGGGTACTGTGTATGACGGGGCTGGATTTACTATCCTTGCCAAGAACACAGATGCATCTGCTCATAGACTGACACTGACCACTCCAAATGGTGTAACACTCCACACGGTAGGTGAAAACAAAATGACTGTAAATGCTGGTAACATTGCAATTCTTAGTGGTGTTATTTACGGTGAGAAGGACATCTTGTTAACATCTACACAAATGGATAGCTCTATCACAGGACAATAAAGAATGTCAATTAGTTTACTTGGTTTTCCACCTAGTTTAGTCAATACTATTAGTAATAGAAGGTTATTTCATTTTTTCTTATGTGGTGCTGGTGGTGGTGGTGCTGGTAATGCTAGTGGCAACAGTGGTGGCGGTAACGGTAGATTTATTGCATTTACTGGCTATTTGGAAAAAGAAGATACAATTTATGCCTATAGGGGTTCAGGTGGACAATCTACCGGGGGGACTTCTAATGCTGTTGGCGCAGGTGGTGGTGCTGCCTCTATGATTTGGGTTGATCCTAGAAAAACTAGATTAGGTCCAGACCCAAATGGATTTGGTGCAACCTCTAATGTTCTTCTTGCTGTTGCCGCTGGCGGTGGTGGTGCTGGCAATTCTAATCCCGGATATGGTAGTAATGGTGGTCCTGTAAACACAACCACAGGTGCACCTTTACAAAATGCTTCTGGTTCTGGTGATAACCCCGGTGGTGGGGGTGGTCCAACTGGTCCCGGTCTTGGTGGCACTCTTAATATTGGTGGTTATGATTTTAATGGTAGTGCTGGTAATTCCAAATCACTGTTAGACACATCCAGTAATGGTGCTGGTAATGGTGGAGATGGACTTGTTAATGGTAGTGCTGGTAACTACGCTGTGTCTACTGGTCTTAACAAAGAAACTGTTACAGGCAGTGGGTCTTTAGGAGTAGGGGGTAGAGGATATACTCAAGGTGGCTCTGGTGGAGGTGGTGGCTTCTATGCAGGAGGTGGTTCTACTTTTGATGGTGTAGGTGCAAAATCTTGTGGTGCAGGGGGTGGATCATCTTTTGTGAATAGAACTTACTGCGGTGCCTTTAATTTTTATAGTCAGTCGGGGTCTTCCGTGGATGCGACTAACGTTCTTGGATTTAATTTGGTTACATTAGCTTCTATGCCAACTACTGTTGGTAATGGTGGTGTATCAGGAGGGACTTCTGTGGCTGGTTCTAATGGTACAAGAGGGGAACTTGTTGTGATTGATGAGAATGGTGATGTTGTATTAAATACTTGTGGTGCAAGTGATACCTCCACATTTTTCTACACGGTGGTATAGGGGATTAATAATGGCTAGAAAAAGCAGTAAAGCAAGATTAATTTCAGGTGCACCATTAAAAAGTGCTGATGATTTGCGTGAAGGTCAAAACAATAAATACTATGCAAGGTTTAGATCCGAAAGTGATGTTTCATTGTATATTGACAGTGCATATCTAAATCAATTTAATAATTTAGATGGAGACTTCCTTGATGATCAAACTCCTGCTCAAATTAGAATAGAAATATATGACTCTTTAGGCAATAGTAAGAGGTAAGACATGGCTAGAAAATCTGCTATACCAATTCAGCCAGTTCAACACAAGGTAAACACTACTGATGATTTACCAGAGGGCTTGAATAATAAGTATTACACTAAAGCTTTAATGCGGTCTAAAATTGATACTTTTGTAGATAGTGATTTCTTAGAGAACCTTTCTAATTTTAGAGGGGGACTATTAGGTGGTCAGCCCCGTGCATACTATCAGAGAATCATAGAAGATAAAGATGGGAATAAGTTAAATTAATGGTTGCTAAAGCTCAAAAAATTGTTAACCTTGGGTTAGACAGTGATGATAGCATTTCTGGTGGTTCAGGTGTAACTAATTTAAGTACAGTGTTTAATACTGACAGATTGGTTAATGGTAACACTTTACGTTATGAAGCAGGGATTAATACTGAATTTGGTCGTGGTAGTGATTATCTAGACGAATTATCTGGATTTAGTTCCGAAACCCCTTTAGGTATTGCACAGTTTCCAAATAGATTTTTTCCTGACTCTGGTACAGGGGTTGGTACTATTGACTCTGATATTAGGGCAGTGGTTGCTCCTAGCTATAATAGGGTAACAAAAACTGGTGGGGATGCTGATGACTTTATAAATAATATAGCATACAAAAAAATAGCAACATTGAACCAGCAACCACCTACTTATTATACTTTAAATGTTTATAAATCTTTGGATTCTGGTAGTTCTCTCATTGACCCATTGAATCCAAATGCGTAAGGAAATTTCATGGCTAGTCCATCTTCTAGAGTAGAATTAATTAATCACTGTCTAAGAAGACTCGGTGCGCCTGTTATTGAAATCAATGTAGACGAACAACAGTTAGAAGACAGACTAGATGATGCATTACAATTTTTTAGAGAATATAATTCCGATGCTACTGTAAGAACATACCTGAAGCACCAGCTTACTCAGGATGATTTTGACAATGGATATGTTACGGTTAGTGACAATATCTATTTCATTAAAAGAGTATTTCCATTTAACGGTATTACGGGTGGTGGTTCTTCTACAGCAAACTTCTTTGACATTAAATACCAGATTGCATTAAATGATGTATATGAATTAAATACATTTGTAGGTGACTTGGCATATCTGGAACAGATTAACCAGTATCTGGCATTACTGGATATGAAGCTTACTGGTCATCCACAGATGACATTTAACAGACTTCAGAACAGAGTATACATTCACGGTGCCTTAGACAGTAATTCACAACTGAATGTGGGCGACTTTATTGTATTAGAAACATTTAATGTAGTTGACGGTGAAACTCACACAGATGTTTATAATGATATTTTCTTGAAGCAATATCTGACACAATTGATTAAGCAACAGTGGGGAGCAAACCTTAGTAAGTTTGAAGGTATGCAGCTTCCCGGTGGAGTGACTTTAAATGGTCGTATTATCTATGAAGAAGCCACTCAAGAAATCCTTAGACTTGAAGAACAAGTAAGGCTGAATTACGAGTTGCCAGTTGACTTCTTTGTGGGGTAAACTATGGCAAGAAATATTTACATCTCACAAACAGTAAAGTCTGAACAGGATTTATACGAGAACATCATTATAGAGTCCATGAAAATTTATGGACAAGAGGTTCAGTATATCCCTAGAGAGTTGGTAGCAGAAGACAGAATCTTTGGTGAAGATGTTGTGTCTGCATTTGATAGAGCATATCAGATTGAAATGTATCTGGAAAATATTGACAACTTTGAAGGTGACCAAGAACTCTTTACAAAGTTTGGTGTTGAGATTAGAGACAGGGCAACACTGCATGTTTCTAGGCGCAGATGGCACCAAGCAGTAGGTACATATCTTCCTGAACACTTACGTCCTAGAGAGGGTGATTTAATTTACCTGACTCTTTCTGACCAAGTATTTGAAATCATGAGAGTGATTGACGATCAGCCATTCTATCAACTTTCCAATCTTCCGACATACAGAATGGAAGTTGAACTGTTTGAATACAATGATGAGAACTTTGACACATCTATTGAAGTTATTGATGAACTAGAAAAGCTTGGTAATACAGTTATTCTCAATCTTGAAAACTCTGATTCTGATGACTTCCAGATTGGTGAAATTATTCAGCAAGTTACAGGTTCTACAACAATTACAGCAGAGATTGTAGACTGGCATGCTGATAGTGATAAAATGTATGTGGCACATATTGCTACACCAGATGGCAAGTTTAGAGAGTTTACTACAGGTTCTATTACAAGTCAAACAACAAATATTACCAAGACCATTACCTTTATTGGTGAACAGTTACAGCAAGTAGATGCACAAAATACAGACTTTGAAACATTTGGTGATGATATCCTTGACTTTAGTGAAGGTAACCCATTTGGAGAACCGACATAATGTTTGTACATTTTTACCACGAAAAGATTAGAAAAGTCGTAGCAACATTTGGAACAATGTTTAATAATTTACATGTTGTTCGCAAAGATGCTTCAGGAGCTTCTATTAGTCAGATGAAAGTTCCTTTGAGTTATTCTCCAAGACAAAAGTTTTTAGATAGAATTCGTGAAACGGCTAACATGGAAGATGCTAAGTTGGCAGTTAAGTTGCCAAGAATGGCATTTGAAATGACAGCACTTTACTATGATCCTACCAGACAATTAGCCAAGACGAATAACTTCACAAAGAATGTTGAAGGCAACGCAAATGTTAGAACTAAGTTTTTTACTTCTGTTCCATACATTCTAAACTTTCAGTTAAACATTCTGGCAAAAACAAATGAAGATGCAGTACAAATTTTAGAACAAATTTTACCGTTCTTTAATCCATCCTATACTGTCACTATGAAACAGTTCAGTGATTACCCCGATGTTACAGAGGATATTCCTATTACATTGATTGGTACATCTTTCTCTGATGACTATGAAGGGTCTTTAGAGAATCGCAGAACTATTATATATACATTAGACTTTGAAATAAAGACAAGTTTTTATGGGCCTATTGCAGATGCTAAAATTATTAAGAAGGCTATCGTGGACTTTAAGAACCCAGACTTACCATCTGATGATGCAAACAGTTTGATTGAAAGAATTACAGTTGAACCTACTGATCCAGATGCTAGACCAGACACAATTGACTTTACGACTAACTTTATTATTCCTTCTGAGGGTCTGGACTCTGACCAGACTACTGTACAACCCTCTGTGGTTCCTGATGGTGATCCAATTGACTTTGGTACGTTTGGCAATCCTAATTTAAGTATCGACCTTGGTACATTTAGTTTAGACGATTAGAGGGTTAAATGGCATTACAACTAAGACGTGGATTAGACACAGATAGAATTAGAATTAAGTTTGCTCCCGGTGAACTTGTCTATGCTACTGACACTAAAAAATTATATGTTGGTGATGGGACCACACTTGGTGGTAATGAAGTTTCTTTGAATGATAGTGATATTACTAATGTTCTTGCTGCATCACAAGCTCCTGTTATTCAGGCTATTGTAACTAAAGAATATGTAGATAACTTAAACATTAATGCAGTAGAATTAGATGGTTATGATAGAGCCTATTATAGAAACTATGGCAATCTGACAAATACTCCAACAATTTTGGATAGTGCAAATGTACAGTCTTTGGCACTATCTACAGTTGACACTGACTATACTCAAAGCATCATTGGTAATACAAGCATCGATGCGTTATCTGATGTAGATTTAACAGATATTGCTGTTGATAGAATCTTGAAATGGAATGGTAGTAAATTCGTTGCTGCTAGTGCTGCCTCTGGTGGTACTGGCATTCAACTTACTGATCTTTCTGTTATTGATTCATCTCAATATGGGGTCTTGACCTATAATACTTTGACAGGTGAATTTAATTTCCAGAGCATCACAGACAGTGATATTCTTTCCTTGGTGGACAGTGCCTATGTACAGGCTAGACAAAGCACTTTTGATTCTAATGATGTTGCATCTATTGTAGACTCTGCTTATATTCAGGCTAGACAAATCAGACTTGACTCTGCTGAAGTAATAGACCTTATTGATTCTGCATATGTTCAGGCTAGACAGACTCTTAGTGGTGGTGGAATTGACTCTGCTGAAGTTGTCACTTTGATTGATAGTGACTATATTCAAGCTAGGGTAACACTTGATGGTGTAGGTATTGATTCTGCTACAGCAGCAAGTATTGCAGATTTTAGAATTGCTGTTCTTGGGTTTGATTCACAAGAAGCATTAGAGATTGCTCAAGGTGCAATTGCTGCTACAGACACTCATGATAGTGCGTTGGTTCTGAGCCAAATTCTTGAGACAATTACCCCAACATATATTCAGTCCAGACAAACAACATATGATTTTGAGACTGACTATGCACCTTTAATTGATTCAGATTTTATTCAGTCTAGAAGACCAGCAGAAACTATTATCACAGTAGGTAACAATGGCTCTGTAGGATATACCTTTACAGGTGACGGGTTCCCTTCCACTTCTGGTGATAACCCTACTATCTACTTGCAGAGAGGTTTACAGTACAAATTTGAAGTATCTGCCAGTGGCCATCCTTTCTATATTAAGACTATCCAGTCTACAGGGACCGGAAGCCAGTACACAAGCGGCGTAACAAACAATGGTACACAAAGCGGTACTATTTACTTTACAGTCCCTATGGATGCTCCTGAGAGACTGTATTATAACTGTCAATACCACTCTTCAATGAATGGCACTTTTGTAATTAATACTACGAGTGGTGTTGACTCTGCTGCTGTTAGTGGTATTGTAGATAATTTGACTTCATTAAATGTTCAGTCTATCATTGCGGATTCGGTTAGATTTACTGATACTGGCAAGGTTGTTTTTGGTACGGATGATGATTTACAGATTTATCATGACGGTAGCAATAGCTATATTATTCATGATGGTGGTGGTGTATTACTCAATCAGACTGATGGTTTCTATGTAAGAGATGCAGCAGGAGTCAAGACAGGTTTTGTGTCTACTCCTAGTGGTGCTACTACTCTTTACTATGATAATAATGCAAAGGTGGCTACAGCAAGCACAGGAATTACTGTGACAGGCACAATGAGTGCTGACTCTGCTATTATTGGCGGCAATCGTGTACTGACAACAGCAGATGACACCCATGACTCTGCTGCTGTTGAAGGCCAAATTAATGCAACAGTTAATCAGTCTTTTATTAATCAGTTTGATACTCATGATTCTGCTGCTGTATTAGGTCAGATCAACGCAACAGTTACACAGTCGTTTATTAATCAGTTTGATACTCATGATTCTGCTGCTGTGCTTGCACAAATTAATGCAAGAGTTACACAGTCGTTTATTAATACCTTTGACACTCATGATAGTTCTGCGGTTCAAGGTCAAATTGATGCAACCATTGCTGCTACAGATACTCATGATTCGGCAGCAGTCCTTGGACAAATCACTGCCACAGTTGATGCAGCTTATGTACAGGCACGTCAAATAACATATGATTTCTTAGACAGTACAGAAGCTCTAAACTTAATTGATCAAACCTATGTACGAAATCAGATTGATCAAGCGTTTATTGATACGTTTGACACTCATGATAGTGTTGCTATTCAGAACCAGATTACAACCACAGTCACAGAATCTTATGTAAAGAACTTTGCTGACTCTGCTCATGTTCGCTCTGCTTTGTCTAGTGGTACTGGTGTTACATTTAATGGTAGCACTGGTGAAATTTCTATTGGACAAGATGTAGGAACATCTGATAATGTTAGTTTTGCTAATGTAAATATTTCAGGTGATCTTAATGTTACTGGTACACAAACAACCGTAACTTCTGAAACTCTTGCTGTAACTGATCCACTTATTCGTTTGGCAGAAAGTAATGAGCAGACTGATGTTATTGATATTGGATTTATTGGTCATTACTATGGAGAAGGTTCCAGAAGACATACAGGTTTCTTTAGGGATGCAAGCAATAAAGAATATTATATTTTTAATGGATTAATTGACTCGGCATTTGATTCTAGTCCACCAACAAACATTGTTGACAGAACAAAACCCGGATTTACTCTTGCTACTTTGAATACTGGTAGGATTGTAGGTGTATATGCAGGATTTGATTCTGATTTAGGAACAAAGACTACATCAGATTTAGATGAAGGCACTAATCTTTATTATACTAAAGTAAGGGTTGACTCTGACATTGCTCTTAAAGTGGATACTACCTTTGTTGACAACTTAGCAGTCAACTATTCTTCTCTGACTGGCACACCTGTATTTGGTTCTGGATTAACAGACCAAAGTGGAACTATTATTATCGGCCCTGATCAAGTCAAGGCAACAATGATTGACTTTGGTGCAGGTGCTAATCAGGTCAGTACAGATGATGTTTTAGAAGGTTCTAGTAATCTTTATTACACTGATGCCAAAGTAGCAACCTATGTAGATGCTGCATATGTTCAGGGTAAGATTGACCAATCATTTATTGATACATTTGATACCCATGACTCGGTTGCTGTTTTAGGTCAAATTAATGCAACTGTAAATCAGTCTTTCATTAATCAGTTTGATACTCATGACTCTACAGCAATTGCTAATCAGGCAAGAGATGTAATTAACACAAATGTTACACAATCTTTCATAAACGCTCTTAATATTGATGCAGATACATTAGATGGTCAAGATGGCACATATTACTTAAACTACAATAACCTTACTAATGCACCTACTGTACTCGACTCTTTAAATGTAACGTCAATTATTAATGAAACAGACACTCATGATAGTGCTGCTGTTCAAGGTCAGATTGATGCTAACTTTGCTTCTGGATTTACAGTTGGTGGTGACCTTTCTGGAGGCATTCAATCTAAATTTGGCGGTTTTTACGCTCCTCAAAATCCAGAAGGCACACATTTTAAAGGTCATGCATTTTTTAATGATATTGCCTATGCTAGACTAAGAGGTTCAACAATATCTGTTGATGTTGATGGTACTGCTATGACAAGCACCACTAACATAGATAATATGTTGTCGCCTAATAATAATGTTTGGAATATGTCAACGTCTGGTGTGACAACTGTTACCATTACAATAACCAGTATTCCTTCACCCATCCAGTTCGGTTCTTATATGGGTGTAAATTTTATTAGTAAAAATTTTCGGGCAAAGGATATCACACTTGAATATTCCCAAGACAGCGGATTCAGTTGGTCAACTGCTGGAACCTTTACAGATCAAGGTGACGAGTTTGTGGTCTCTAGTTTCAACTCCGGTAATATAAATACAAATGCTCTCAGATGGACTTTAGAAGATTTTAATGCTCCCCAAATGAGGATTAATGGGTTGTTTGCCTACGACTTCAATTCACCCGGAATGTCTGGATTGTATCTTCCGTTAGGTGGAGGAAATGTTTATGGAGATATCGGTGTAACTGGTGAAGTTTCTGCCACATCGTTCAGTGGTGATGGTTCTAGCCTTACTGGTATAGCAGGTGCTAAAGGTGGTAGTACAGACCAAGTATTCTATGAAAATGATCAAACCGTGACTGCAAACTATACCATCACCACTAACAAAAATGCAATGACTGCTGGACCTATTACGATAGATGCCGGAGTCACCGTAACAATTCCAACTGGATCAGAGTGGAGTATTGTGTAATGAGCAAACTAAGATTATCAGGTGCTACATCCGGTTACGAAGAAATTAAAACAGCAGATGTTGGTGATAACAACACCTACCAAATAGGTAGCACAGTAACAGCAGTCGATGTAACAGCTAGCGGTACGATCCAAGACTCGCAGGGTAATGTTCGTGCGCTGGAGGTTACAACTGATGCAACTTCATCTGTAACTATTGTTTCAGGTTCAACAGGTAAATATTTTAGACTTACGGGTTCAACAGTTACTATTAATATCAATGCAGGTAACTTTGCTGCGGGTGATATTATTACACTACATAATGCAACATCGTCTGATATGACTATTGACTTTGATGCTAATTTTACTGATACAGTCTATATTGCTGGCGATGGAACAGATAAGAACAACAGCACTATCACTCTTGCTGGTTATGGTCTTGCTACATGTATTGCATTTACTTCTGCTGGTATGATTGTTAACGGGAATGTAAGCTAATGAGCATTACTCAGTTGATGGCATTGAGCGGTGAGTTGGCTGGTGGTGAGGTAAGCGACGAGCATTACGCTAGTGTTTCTCTCCTAATGGATGGCACGTCACTGACGACTGATCTAGGACCGGGGAACCATACTCTAACGACAAACGGCACACCAACACTGAGTACCGCCATAGCTGATCCTTTCGGTGGATCATCAAACATACTCCTGTTTAACAGTGATGTCGATGACATTCTGACTCCTGTTAACGCAGATTTTGCTATGGGTACAGGAGCATTTACAATCGAGATGTTCATCTACCCCACGAATATTAGAAACTGGAACATGTACTTTACGACCAGAGACAATTTTGAAAACAACGCACAGACATGGGGCTTTCAGAATGATGGAAGTGGAAAGCTCTACGTGTGGGGTGGTGGTACATTCTTTGTTCAGAGCGGTAACAGCCAAGTGACTACAAATTCGTGGCAATATATTGCAGCGTGTAGGGATGCTTCGGGTGCTTGGACTTTGTATCATGACGGAACGAGAGTCGCAACTGGCGCTGTTAATCAGAGGAACTTCACGGAGAATAATGCCGGTGTGGGAACCTCGGCTAACGGTGGGGGAAGTGGTGAGCAATTTCAGGGCTATATGTCTCACGTGAGATTAACTAAAGGCGTAGCCAGATACACCGGAACAACAATGACGGTTCCAACTGAGCCGCATCCAACACAGTAACATACGCTGTTATGAGGACATAATATATGACAACAACAATTTCAGGAACTTCACTCACAACAAATAATTTCACGCTCAGCGGAATCGGGTCAGGTAGTGCTGGTACGTCTACTGGTTCAACCACATGGGATGTATCGTCCACACAAACACAAGTTGTAACTGCGTCTGGGGCAACTACTTTAACAATCACTAATGCTAGTTCAACACCAGTAGGCACTGGCTTTACGTTAATTATAATAGATGCTGCAAGTGCCAGTCTTACTATTTCAGCATCACCTACACCAAAGTATGTTGATGCTACAGCACCTGTTCTTAATGGCACTAGTGGAGAATATCTTATTATTGGCTTAGTTCATGTTGGCAGTGGTCAACTGTTAGTCACAAGCGTAACGGTTTCTTAACATGTTCGGTCTCTTTGGATATCCTGTGATGACTAATTTTAAGTCATCCTTATGGGATGGCACTGCCAACTACCTTATCCTCGCAGGTGGCGGTGGAGGCGGTGGTGTTCTTGACGGTGGCGGAGGTGCTGGTGGTTATCGTACATCATGGGGAACTGGCACTGACGGCACTGGCGGAAACTCTGGTGGATTAAGTTCTTTAGAAACTGCTCTAACTCTGACCAGCGGAACTGCTTATTCTATTACTGTAGGTCAAGGTGGTCAAGGCGGTCTAGGTTGGAATGCCAGCACTAATGTACAAGGATATCCGGGTAGAACTTCATCTATCTCTGGAAGTGATATTACTACTGTAACAACTACGGGTGGTGGTTACGGAGCTAGACACAGTAACCTTCCCGGCGGATCAGGTGGTTCTGCTGGTGGTTCGTCTACTCTGAGTGCCACTAGAACTGCTGGGGTATCAGGAGAAGGTTCTGCTGGCGGTAGAGGTGCTACAACCAATAGCACCACTAATGGTTCCGGTGGAGGCGGCGGTGGTGCCGGAGCAGTTGGTGCTGATGGTGGAACCACATTAGGTGGTAATGGCGGAGGTGGTCTTGCTTCTACAATTACTGGCACATCTATTGCCCGTGCTGGCGGTGGCGGAGGTGGACATAGAAATGCTGGTAATTCATCCACGTCCTCCCAAGGCGGTGACGGCGGTGGTGGTTCTGGTGGTTTCTTATCTGTAGCTTCTGTAGCATGGAACGATACACTTAATACTTCTTCAGCGACTCACGGACGTTCTGGATACGGTGGTGGAGGTGGTGGAGGTGGTTATAATACACCAGCTGATACTACCATACAAGGCGGTAATGGTGGCTCTGGCACTGTCATTTTAAGACTTCCTAGAGAGGCAGACTACCATGCTACCGGGTTAGCACATGACGTAAGCTCTGCTAGTAACTGCACGGCAACATATTCAGCAGCTTCTGATGGTTCTGGCGACCACGTTATCACGTTTACAGTAGATACAGAAGATCCTTATGACGGTGTAAATGCTAACGATGGTACATGTACATGGACGCCTATTATGTCTCCAAGGTCCGTTATCTCCGCCGCTGAGTTTCTGCTTGTTGGCGGAGGTGGCAGCGGTGGTCAAGTCACGGTCGGCTCTGGCGGCGGTGGCGCTGGAGGAATGGTTGTTGGAACCAATCAATCTCTCTTAACTGGACAACCATACTCAATTGTGATTGGCAACGGTGGTGCCACACAAGCAAATGGCGGAAACTCCACTTTCAGTTTCAATAGTCTTGTCGCCACAGGTGGTGGTCGAGGCGGCGCATTCTATCAGTACAACAGTGTTGATGCTGGGGTAGCTGGTGGTTCCGGTGGCGGTGGTGCTTCTGGTTATCAAACTGGCAGTAGGGGTGGTGGATCGGGTAATCAAAACAGTTATTCTTCTCTTACTGGCATCACAGGTTACGGTAACAATGGTGCCACCGGACCTGCATGGAATGGAGGATACTTTGGCGGCGGTGGCGGTGGCGCTAATGGTTCTGGCAGTGCTGGTAATACTGGTAGTCATATAGCAGGTAATGGTGGTGCTGGTAAACAATGGGTTGTGGATTCACAATATTATGCTGGCGGCGGTGGCGGTAGTGCTTATATTGACAACGGTCAAGGTGGCACTATAACCGGAGGAACTGGTGGTATTGGTGGCGGCGGAAATGGTAGACAAAGACAAGATGGCGGGTCTGTAACACAGGAAACAACTCCGGGAACTGATAATACTGGTGGCGGCGGTGGCGGCGGAAGTGATGGCGGCTCTGGCGTATTTAAAATCTGGATACCTGTTGCTAACTACACTAGCTATGTTCTCGGCTCTGAACTAACCGAAAGTGTAACTCAGCAGGTCACATATAACAGCGTTGATGGCACATTAATCACGATCACTGCAAGCACTGGCACATCCACAAATACGATTACGTTTCAATGATAAATATGTTACAAAGAACAGGTAAAGATAAATGAGTACATTAGCCACTACAAATATAAAAAATCCAAGTTCAGGCACAAACAACATTGTTCTGAATACGGATGGAACTGTTGCTGTTGATAATTTAAATATTGATGGTAATTTAAGTGTAGAGAATGGTGTAATAAAATTACCTGCTCTCGCAAGTGATCCATCAAGTCCTACCTCTGGAGATTTATACTATAACACAACTGACAATGCAATTAAGCATTATAATGGTACAATTTGGAGTGGTCCAGCTTCTGTTATATTTGAGGCTGGAAGATCAGCAGGTCATGTGAGTGCTACCAATGTCGTTTTATGGGACGACGTTTCAATAAACATTGGAAGTCACTACGATGCAAGCACTGGTAGGTTTACGGCTCCAACTGATGGTATATACGAGTTTCATTGGGGCGGAATTAAAAATAACCAAGCCGGTGTAGTACGGTTATATTTAAGAAAAAATGGTACTCAGATAAAGCAAAATAGGTTGTCAGACGGTGATATTTACAACGGGGCAGTTTGGAGTATGTATTTATCACTCAATGCGTCAGACTATGTAGACGTATACCTTTCAGAAGGCACCTTATTCGGCACCTTTAGTATATATAACACTTTCGGTGGTAGACTCATAGGATAATAAAATAGGTAAAGATAAATGAGTAAAGCAAAAGATGTAGTATAAATACTTAAAAATATAGGATTTTTTGTGGTTTTTAAATGAAACAGGATAGTGATCAAATGACTGAAATTGTAGAAAAGAATGATGTTACAGATGATTACAATTTTGCCAGAGACCAATACTATGAACTGGCATCAAAAGGGTCAGAAGCTTTAGACATGATGATGGAAGTTGCCCGTGAGATGGAACACCCACGGGCATTTGAGGTCTTATCAACAATGCTTAAAAATAATGCCGACATTGTTGATAAGATGATGGACCTTCAAAAGAAGAAAGTAGACCTTGCAAAACCACAGGAAAAAGAGCAAAAGGCTCTTACACAAAATAATGTATTTGTAGGTTCCACAGCAGAATTACAAAAAATGCTACGTGGAGATGGAGAAAAGGTGATTGAAAATGATTATGACAGAATTGACAAAGGGGATATTCAAACTCCTTAAAAGACTCATTGGCGAGTCTAGTATTGCATTAGCAATCATTTATACTATTGGGCATATCTTTATTGCCACAATCTGCAACTGGTTAATTACAGGTGCAGCTATGGAGTTAGCGGCTATTGATGCAATTGTAGAACCCATCATTAATGGGATTTGGTTCTATCTACTCCATAAACTAGCAAAAAGATTTATAAAAAATGAATGAAAAACAAACGTATCTTGGTAATTCCCAAGTAAAAAGAGATGGTGTTCAGCATGAATGGACAGAGGAACTTAAAGCAGAATACAGAAGGTGTATGCTTGATCCAGTATACTTTGCAGAAACATATGGCAAGGTAATTCATCTTGATAAAGGATTAGTACCATTTAAACTATACCCTTATCAAAAAGAAATGTTTAAGCATTTTAAGGATAATAGATTTTCTGTAGTATTGGCATGTAGACAGTCTGGTAAGTCTATCTCTTCCTGTATGTACATTCTCTGGTTTGCACTATTTCATCCTACTAAAACTGTTGCAGTACTAGCAAACAAAGGTGCAACTGCTAGAGAAATGCTTTCTCGTATTACTCTCGCACTAGAAAATGTTCCGTTCTTCTTGCAACCGGGAACCAGAGCATTAAACAAAGGTTCTATTGAATTCTCTAATAATTCTAGAATCATTGCAGCTGCAACATCTGGTTCATCTATCCGTGGTCTTTCCATTAACCTTTTGTTTCTGGATGAGTTTGCATTTGTAGAAGATGCTGCTACATTCTATACTTCCACCTATCCTGTTGTAACTGCTGGTGAAGAAACAAAAGTAATTATTACCTCTACAGCAAATGGTGTAGGTAATCAATTCCATAAAATTTATGAAAGTGCTGTTCAAGGTACAAGTGAATATAAACCATTCCGTGTAGATTGGTGGGATGTTCCGGGTCGTGATGAAAAGTGGAAGAAACAAACTATCTCAAATACTTCAGAACTACAGTTCCAGCAAGAATATGGTAATACGTTCTTTGGTACAGGTAACACTTTGATTAGTGGTGATGCACTATTAAATATGCGATCATCATTACCTATAGAACAACATGAAAATATTAAAGTTTATGAACACCCTATCCCTAAACACGATTATGTTCTTGCAGTAGATGTATCAAAGGGAAGAAACTTAGACTATTCAACTTTTAACATTATTGATATTTCTACTAGACCATTTAAACAAGTCTGTACTTATAGAAGTAATAAGATTTCTCCTATCCTATTTCCAAATATTATTCATAAATGGGCATTAAAATATAATGAGGCTTATGTACTGGTAGAATCAAATGATGCAGGTTCTGTAGTAGCTAATGGTCTTTACTATGATATTGAGTATGAGAATGTGCATGTAGAGTCTATGATTAAAGCAAACTCTATTGGCATTACTATGAATAGAAAAGTAAAACGTATTGGTTGTTCTAACTTTAAAGACTTGATTGAAGAAAAAAGATTAATTTTACATGATATGGATACTATTGCAGAATGTTCTACTTTTGAATCAAAAGGTGACTCTTATGAAGCAACAGATGGCAACCATGATGACTTAGTAATGAATTTAGTATTATTTTCGTTTTATGTTGGTACAGATTTCTTCACAGAATTAACAGATGTAAAGATTAAAGAAATGTTATACCAACAAAGAATTAGAGAGATTGAAGATGAAATTGTGCCTGTGGGAATTTTTGATGATGCAACTGAAGAAGAAAAAGGTGAATCCATTGATGGTGACGTTTGGTTTACTCAAAGAACAGAAATGTTCTAAAATCAGATATTTATAAATATTATTGTTGTTTTGACTATTCTTATCATGGGTAACTTATTATTAATTCAAACGAAAAAAAGGAAGACCGAAAATGGCTTTTTTCACGCCTTCACTGTCTCCAGCTGTAGTAACCCGTGAGATTGATCTCACTGGAATTGTCCCTAACGTAGCCACATCGACGGGTGTGATCGTAGGTAACTTTCGCTGGGGTCCGGTTGAACAACCGACTGAAGTAGATAACGAAGCAAGACTTGTTTCTTTGTTTGCCTCTCCTGACACAAATAACACAGTAGATTTTAACTCTGCTGCATATTTTACCAAATACTCCCAAGAACTTTTAGTTGTTCGGGAAGTAACAGATGCTGCTAAAAACGCATTCTATGACGACTCTGGGGCATGGACTGATGCTGGTTCCAGAACAGCACGTCTTATTAAGAATGGTGCAGATTGGGATAACACAATCTCGGCGGCAGATAGTGATACTCACTCATTCATTGGCAAGTACCCCGGTGCACTTGGCAACAGTATTCAGGTTCAAGTCTGTCCATACAGTGCAACGGACTCTGCCTTCACTGGTTGGTCTGGTAACCTGAATTTAGAATTTGATGCTGCTCCTGATATGTCTCAGTTTGCAGCAAGTCAAATTGGTGCAGACTCTATTGGTGTTAGCAAGGTACATGATGAAGTTCATGTTGCTATCATTGATAAAGAAGGATTGTTTAGTGGTCAAGTAGGTGGTGTTCTTGAAACATTCCCATTCCTTTCCCTTGCATCTAATGCAAAGAATGCAGACGGTTCTACAAACTACATTGCAGACGTACTGAACACTCAGTCCAAGTATGTTTGGCTTGCTAATGCAGCTAACCTTGACTCTGCATTTAATGCAGCAGGTGCTGGTACTGATCTTGTAGATTCTGCTGATGACTATTCCCTGACTGGTTCTGCACAGACAGTACAAACCTATAACCTTTCTGGTGGTAAAAACTCTGGCTCTCTTGGTACTTCTGAGATTGCAACAGGTTTTGACACAATCAAAGATGTTGATGCATATCAGGTAGATTTCCTGATTGCTCCACACAACGCTGGTTCTGATGCACAGGCAGTTACTGATCATGTTACAGTTATTAACAACATGACAAGTATTGCTGCTGTAACTCGTAAGGACTGTGTAGTTGTAGCATCCCCACCAAAAGGTGTGTTGACAAGTGTTGACCCTGTAGGCGATACTGTAACATTTGCTAACAGGCTTACAAATAGTTCCTACTGTTTCTTGGATAACAACTATCTGAAAGTCTTTGACAAGTATAATGACCAGTACATTACCATCCCGGCAGCTTCCTCTACCGCTGGTCTGATGGCTCAAACAGACTTTACCACAGCACCTTGGTTCTCCCCTGCGGGTACAAGAAGAGGTATCTACTTTGGCGTAACAGATATCTTACACTCACCTGATAAGGGTGAAAGAGATACCCTGTACAGAGCCAATGTAAACCCAATTACTAACCTTCCCGGCACAGGCATTACCTTGTTTGGTGACAAGACCATGCTGCGCAGACCTTCTGCATTTGACAGAATTAACGTGCGCAGACTGTTCCTGACACTGGAAAGAGCAATTTCCAGTGCTGCTAGACAGGTTCTCTTTGAGTTTAACGACGAATTCACCAGAGCAGAATTCGTAAATATCGTTGAACCTTTCCTGAGAGAAGTAAAGGGTCGTCGTGGTATCACTGATTTCAGAGTAGTTTGTGACGAAACAAACAACACACCTGAGATTATTGATCGCAATGAATTCATTGCTACTATCTTCATTAAGCCTGCTCGCTCGATCAACTTTGTTACTCTTAACTTTGTTGCTACTCGTACCGGCGTAGACTTTGAAGAAGTAGTTGGTCTGTCATTCTAAACCGCTTAACTAAGGAGATATAAAGATGGCTATTCTTGGAGTTGATGACTTCAAAGCAAAACTGAAAGGTGGCGGTGCTAGACCTAATTTATTCAAGGCAACGATCAACTTTCCCGGTTATGCAAACGGTAATGTAGAACTTACCTCTTTCATGTGTAGAGCAGCACAACTTCCTGCTTCAGTAATGTCTGAAATCATTGTACCATTCCGTGGTCGTGAGTTGAAGATTGCTGGTGACAGAACGTTTGAAATCTGGTCGCCTACAATTATCAACGATACAGACTTTGCTGTAAGAGATGCAATGGAACGTTGGATGAATGGGATCAATGCCCATTCTGACAATAGTGGTCTTACAAACCCTGTAGACTACCAAGCTGATCTTATTGTAGAGCAACTTGATAGAGATGGTTCTACTATCAAGACCTACAACTTTAGAGGTTGTTTCCCAACAAACGTTTCTCCAATTGATCTGTCCTATGATCCGGCAGCAGCAATTGAAGAATTTACTGTAGACTTCCAAGTCCAGTATTGGGAATCTAATACAACATCCTAACAGGATGACTAAATAGGGGGGAGAATACACTCTCCCCTATACTATTTTCGGAGAAAAGTTTTGGCTGAAAGTGATACTAGTTTAAAGTTGTTTGGTTTTGAAATCAAACGGCAGAAGCAGAAAGAAAAAGAATCATTACCATCTGTGGTTCCACCTATGGACCAAGATGGTTCTGGCTATGTTACTGCATCTGGAACACACTATGGTTCCTTTGTAGACCTTAGTGGTGAGCAAGCCAAAGATGATAAAGATTTAGTTAGAAAGTATCGCACAGTTGCAATGCATCCTGAAGTAGATGCTGCTGTTGAAGATATTGTTAATGAAGTTATTTCTGGTGAAGATGAAGTTATTGAATTGAATATGGATGAAGTTGAGACTTCCGATTCAATCAAAAAACAAATCAAAGAAGAATTTGAGAATATTGCGGGTATGCTTGACTTCAAGAACTATGCTCATGATATTTTCCGTAGGTACTATGTTGATGGTAGAATGTATCACCATCTGGTTATTGATCCTGCAAGACCACAAGAGGGTATTCAGGAAATCAGACCTATTGATGCACTGAAAATCCGTAAAGTAAAAGAGATTAAGAAAGAGAAAGACCCTAAGACTGGTGTTGAACTTGTTAAGACAGTCAATGAGTATTTCTTATATTCTGAAAACAATCAAACAACATACTCTTCTACTATGAAGGGTGGAACTACTGTTAAGATTTTTCCTGATGCTATTAGTTATGTAACAAGTGGACTATTAGATCATTCTCGTAAAAAAGTAGTTTCATATTTACATAAAGCACTCAAGCCTATTAACCAATTGCGTATGATGGAAGATGCACTGGTTATTTACAGACTTGCCCGTGCACCTGAAAGACGTATCTTTTATGTTGACGTAGGTAACTTACCTAGAAACAAGGCAGAACAATACCTTAAAGATATCATGACCAGATACAGAAATAAACTGGTATATGATGCTAACACAGGTGATATTAAAAATGAGTCCAAGCATATGTCTATGCTGGAAGACTTCTGGTTGCCAAGACGTGAAGGTAACAGAGGAACAGAAATCTCTACACTTCCGGGTGGTGATAACTTAGGTCAGATTGAAGATATTATATACTTCCAAAAGAAACTTTACAAGTCCCTTAATGTACCAGTTGGTAGACTAGACCCTGAACAGAATGCAAGTGGCATTCTTGGTAGGACTACAGAAATTACCAGAGATGAATTTAAATTTCAAAAATTTGTAGAAAGATTGCGTCGTAAATTTAGTGAATTGTTCTACAATATTTTAAAGAAACAATTGATTTTAAAAGGTATTATTACAGAAGAGGATTGGGAAGAGTGGAAGTATAATATTACTGTAGAATATATTAGTGATAACTACTTTACAGAACTCAAAGATTCAGAAATTCTCCGAGAAAGAATTAATATGCTCAGAGAGTTAGAGCCATATGTTGGAGTATTCTATTCTAAAGAGTGGACTCAGAAGAATGTTTTGATGTTATCGGATGATGACATTAAGCAAATGAAGAAAGAGATTGAAGATGAAGTAAAATCTGGCGAAGTCCCTGATCCAGACAAAGAAGAACCAGAAAACTAAATTATTATAAATATTACTACGAAATTTATTTTGAGGCAAACAAATGACTGAAATCGTTGATTTTTTGAATAATGTTACTACTAAGAACTTTGTTGAAGCAGAAAAGCAATTCTCTGAGTTGCTTAATGATAAACTTGCGACTCGTCTAGATGATGAGAAGATCAAGGTTGCTTCCAAGGTTTTTAATAATGTTTCTGATGATGTAGAACCAGAAACTGAATCAGAAGAAGTGGCAGATGAAGACGTTTAAAGAGTTTAGTCTCAACATCATTCCAAAAGGACACAAGATGGTTAAGGTCTTGCAGTCCAAAGATGGTGAAGTCATGATTACTAAAAAAGATAATAAATTTAATATTATGTTTGATAATCAGACTGTAGACACAGAGGACAATGAGCGGGATGCTATGAAGTCTGCCCGCAACTTTATTCAAATGATGAATAAGTCTAAAGGTTCTGGTGGAATGTCTACTAAAAATATTGGCGGTAAAAGAGCAGGTACAGGTGGATACTTCAAATGAAACTGATTACTGAACATACAGAAGAAGTAGAATACATTGTTGAATCCAAAGAGGATGGCAGCAAGAGCTATGTCATTGAAGGTATCTTTGCCCAAGCAGAACAAAAGAACCGCAATGGAAGAATTTATCCAAAAGCAATTTTGGAATCAGCAGTTTCTAAGTATGATAAGGAGCAGGTGCGCACACAACGTGCAGTGGGTGAACTGAACCACCCTGCGGGACCAATCATTAACTTAGATAAAGTTTCCCATCGAATTACTGAACTAAAGTGGAACGGTAATGATGTGATGGGAAAGGCACTTATCCTTGACACACCTAATGGTCAGATTGTGAAAGGTCTCTTAGATGGTGGGGTTAAGCTGGGTGTTTCGACTCGTGGTATGGGAACTCTTGAGCAAAAAGGTGGAGTGAACATGGTCGGTAGTGACTTTGTTCTTAACACTGTAGATATCGTACAAGACCCATCTGCACCATCAGCTTTCGTTAATGGTATTATGGAAGGTGTAGAGTGGATTTGGAATAACGGTGTCTTGGAAGCCCAAGAACTTGAAAGAATTGAGACTGAAATTAAGAATGCTTCTAGGTCTGACCGCTCTGCGGTTGAGATTCGGGAGTTTAAGAATTTCCTCTCTAAGATTAATCTTTAATAGGAGATAAACATGTCCGACCAAGAAATGTACGAAGACATTCAATCTGTTGAAGAGGTTATTGAGGAAGAAACTCAAGAATCTGATGAGGCAGTAGAAGTGTCTGAGGAAGCTGATGAAGTTTCCGAAGCAAAGAATGGTGTGGAAAGCCCTGAAGCAGCAATTGGTTCTGTCAATAAGGCAGCCCGTGCTGTTAAGAGCAAGGCAAAAGTTCCCGGTGGTGAAGCTGTTAAAGCACAACCAGCAGAAAAAATGCCTTCCACAAAAGCTGGTATGATCAATGCTATGTACAGTGAAATGTCCAAGATGAAGAAGTCAGACCTTCAGGCTGGCTACGGTAAAATCATGGCACAAATGAAAATGAAAGTACATGAAGATGCTGAAGCAGAAGATTTTGATGCAGATGACATTCATGAAAAAGCAGCAGCAGTATCTGTTGATGTAACTGCTGATATGAATGCTCTGGTAGAATCCGAAGCTACTCTTTCCGAATCCTTCAAGGATAAGGCAGCAGTAATTATGGAAGCTGCGGTTAAGTCCAAGGTTTCTGAAGAAGTATCTCGCATTGAATCTGAACTTCAAGAAGAATTTGATGAAGAACTGAAGACTACCCGTGAAGAAATGGTAGAGCAAATTGATGGATACCTGAGCTACGTTGTAGAAAAGTTCATGGAAGAAAACAAACTGGCTATCGAGTCTGGTCTGCGTGCAGAACTGGCAGAAGACTTTATGGTAGGTCTGAAGAACCTCTTCACAGAATCTTATGTTGACGTTCCTGAGTCTAAAGTTGATCTGGTAGATGAACTGCAAACTCAAGTTAACGACCTTGAAGAAAAACTCAATGAATCCACAGAAACCTCTATCTACATGTATGGTGAACTGGAAGCACTGAAGCGTGATGCTATCATCCGTGAACATTCCCGTGATCTTGCTGAAACACAGGTAGAGAAGTTGAAAGCCTTAGCTGAAGATGTAGATTTTGAAGATGAAGAAACTTTCGCTCAGAAGGTATCTACCATCAAAGAATCTTACTTCACAAAGAAAACCCCATCGGTTGTAGGTGAGGAAGTAGTAGAGGAAGTAGAAGAGGAAGAAGTTTCCGATTCTATGGCTCGTTACGTCTCTGCAATCAAAAGAACTGTAAAACAATAATTAAGGAAGGTGTATAGAAATGCAAGCTCCTGTATCTTACGACAATCTCGTAAAAAAGTGGGCTCCAGTACTGAATGAAGAAACTGCTGGACCTATTTCCGACCATTACCGTAAGCAAGTAACTGCTGCGATTCTGGAAAACCAAGAACGTGCTATGCGTGAAGAAGCTGCTCAGTCCTCTTTTGGTCAGCTTAACGAGTACGGCACTGATACCTCTAAGGTTGACAACTTTGATCCAGTATTGATTTCTCTGGTTCGTCGTGCTATGCCTAACCTGATCGCATATGATCTGTGTGGTGTACAGCCAATGACTGGTCCTACTGGTCTCATCTTTGCGATGAAGTCCAAGTACAAGACCACTAAGGGTGCTGTTACTGATTCTGATGAGGCTCTGTTCTCTGAAGCTCAGACTGGCTTCTCTGGTGACTCCGCATTCTCGCAAGGCACTGACCCATCCGGTCTTGGTGACTCTGCGTTTGCTGGTGACTCCGACATTGATAACAACCGTTCTACAGACATTTACGGTGAAGGTATCTCCACTGCTGATGCTGAAGCACTCGGTTCTACTGGTGCTGCTTTTGCAGAGATGGGTTTCACCATCGACAAGTCCACAGTAACTGCTAAGTCCCGTGCACTCAAAGCTGAGTACACAATGGAACTGGCACAAGACCTGAAAGCAATTCATGGTCTGGATGCTGAGACAGAACTCGCAAACATTCTGTCTGCTGAAATCCTTGCGGAAATTAACCGTGAAGTTATCCGTACCATTAACTCCCAAGCTAAGACAGGTTGCCAGACAGTAACTGGTTCCACTTCTTCTAAGGGTATCTTTGACCTTCAGGTAGATGCTGATGGTCGTTGGTCCGTTGAAAAGTTCAAGGGTCTGATCTTCCAGCTTGAGCGTGAAGCAAACCAGATTGCTAAAGACACCAGACGTGGACGTGGTAACTTTGTTCTGTGTTCCTCTGATGTAGCATCCGCATTTGCTGCTGCTGGTTACCTTGACTACACCCCTGCACTTTCTAGCAACATGAATGTTGATGACACAGGCAACACTTTTGCTGGTGTACTTAACGGTAAGCACAGAGTGTACATTGACCCATATGCAACCAATGACTACATTACCACTGGTTACAAGGGTTCCAATGCATACGACGCTGGTGTATTCTACTGCCCATACGTTCCATTAACAATGGTTCGTGCGATTGGTGAGAACACCTTCCAGCCAAAGATTGGTTTCAAGACTCGTTACGGCATGGTATCCAACCCATTCGTTGGTGCTACACCTGCAAACGGTCTGGCTGCTGCTAAGTCTAACCAGTACTACAGAATCTTTAGGGTTGATAATATTCTGGCATAATAACAACTATAAATGTCAATATAAATACTGGGGGAGCAACTGCTCCCCCTTTTTTGTTGGAGATTTAAATGGTAGAAGTATTAACAGCAAATAAAAATTACTTGCAACCTACTGGTTTTCGAGTAGTTATTGATAGAGAAAATTATCCTAACTTAGAATTCTTTGCACAGAGTGTAAACCACCCTGACGTTTCAATGACTGCTCCTAGTGTTCCATACCCTCGTATCGGTAATGTGAGTTTACCGGGTGATACTGTTGAATATTCTGAATTAAGTATTCAGTTTCTTTTAGATGAAGACATGACTTCTTACCTTGAACTGTACAATTGGTTTGAGAGTATGGTCAATGAGAACTTTGCTGGTCCGGGTGCAAGGTCTTCTAGGAATTCAGACAGGGTTCCTACCCAAGCAGATATTTCTGTTTCTATTCTTTCTAGTCACAATAATCAAACAAAAAGAGTAATTTACAAAGGATGTAGTCCAACATCTTTAAGTGGTCTACAACTTACCTCTATTGCAACCAGTGTAGAATATTTAACATTTGATGTTTCCTTTACATTTACAGGCTTTGAATTTAAAGGGTAGTGTGCTATAATAAGTAGATTATAACTACACACACAGGATTATATAATGAAACTTGATTTAGAAAGCATCTTAGAGATGTGGAAAGAAGATTGTGAGATTGAAGAATTTAAATTAGATGAATCTTCCAGAAAGACACCTTCTCTACATGCAAAGTATCTAGAGATACGTTCTCTCACAAAACTCAGATTACAAGAAGCAGAACTTGCGCAGAAAACCCTGCTCAAGAATAAATGGGCATACTATAATGGTAAAATGGATGAAGATACCATTAGAGAGTTTGGCTGGGAATTTGATCCGTTCAACGGTCTAAAGGTAATGAAGGGTGATATGAATCACTTCTATGACTCAGACACAGACATTCAAAAGTCTGAAGTCAAGATTACCTATTATAAAACTATGTTGGAAACTCTTGAAGAAATAATTAATAACTTGAAATGGCGACACTCCACTATCAAAAATATGATTGATTGGCGGAAGTTTGAGTCGGGAGGCTGATATGACATTATTTGTGAATGAAGAATTTACTTCTCATGCTGGTCTACAACTAGGATGGAAGATCGAAATGGATGCACTCTATATGAGTGACTGGCGTTGTCTTGCTAAGATTATTCTAGAATATGAGAAGCGCCCATTTCGTGAAGCAGTAGGTATTCCCCGTGGTGGTAAACGTCTAGGTGATATTCTAAATGAATCTGCTACAGGCAATCCTGATGACCCTGTTTTGATTGTTGATGATGTATATACAACAGGCACTAGTTTCAGAGAATATATTGAAGAGAATTATCCTGATGATAATGTCATTTGTTGGGTTGTGTTTGCTCGCAATAAAATCTACAAGAGACATATCAAAGCATTATTTCAAATGCCATCTAAGCCTGAATAATGACAGATTTAGTAGTTAGACAGAAAAACTATTCCGCATTAGAAATTCAGTGTGAACCTCATGTAGCAAATGAATTGAATGATTTCTTCTCGTTTGAAACACCGGGATACAAATACATGCCATCCTACAAGAACGGTAGATGGGATGGTAAAACACGTTTGTTTAATGTTCGTAATAATGAACTGCCTGTAGGTCTATGGGAGTATCTGTCTGATTTTATTAAACCAAGAAACTATACACTTGGTGTGGAGTATGATAATCAGTATGGTACACCTGATGGAAAACTAGCAGTTAGACCCAAAGATGTTTATGATTTTATTCAGAAACTGAACTTACCTTTTGAAGTGAGGGACTATCAGTTTGATGCTATCTGTCAGGCACTACAGTCCAGACGTGCTATTCTACTGTCACCTACAGGTTCTGGCAAGTCACTAATTATCTATGTTTTGATGATGTGGTATCTAGAACATTATAACAAACGGTTGCTTATTGTTGTTCCCACTACTGGTCTTGTTCAGCAGATGTTCTCTGACTTTGAAAACTATGGGCTTGAAGCAGGTGAAGTCTGTCACAGAATCTATTCTGGTATGCCTAAGCACGATATTAAACAACGTGTATTCATTTCTACATGGCAGTCAATCTATAAACTACCTAGTGGTTGGTTTGAACAGTTTGGTTGTATCTTTGGTGATGAAGTGCATAACTTCAAAGCAAAATCATTATCTGGTATTATGAACAAATCTAGAGAAGCAGAGTTTCGTATTGGATTGACAGGAACGTTAGATGGGACGCAATGTCACAAACTTGTGCTAGAAGGTCTATTTGGTCGTGTTCGTAAAGTAACCACGACAAAAAAACTTATGGATAATGATACACTTGCAGAACTAAAGATTAATATCCTTGCTCTAAAGTATCCTCCTGAAGTTTGCCGTGATATTATAAATACTAAAGATTACCATTATGAAATTGACTACCTTGTTAGTAATATCAAACGTAATAGACTCATTCAAAATCTAGCATTAGATCAGGAAGGCAATACTCTTGTTCTATTTCAGTATGTAGAAAAGCATGGTAAAGTTATCTATGACTTAATCAAGGATAAAGCACATGAACGGCGTAAGGTTTTCTTCGTATCAGGTGAAGTTGATGCTGAAGTCAGAGAAGAAATACGGGGCATTGTTGAACAACAGAAAAATGCTATCATTGTGGCTAGCCTTGGTACGTTCTCCACGGGTGTAAATATTCGCAATCTTCATAATATTATTTTTGCATCTCCATCTAAATCACAAGTAAAAGTATTACAGTCTATCGGTCGTGGACTTAGAAAGTCTGAAGATGGTAGACCTACAGTGCTTTATGATTTGATGGATGATATGCATTATAGACAGAAAAAGAACTACACACTCTTACATGGTCTGGAAAGAATGAGGATATATAAGAAAGAAGATTTCTCTTTTGAAATACACGAAATCAAAATGTAGATATGTATAATATGTTTTATATATACGCATATTTGCGCAAAGACGGCACACCTTACTATATTGGTAAGGGTAAAGACAATCGAGCATTCTCTAATACTGGTAGAGCTTTCAGGCGACCAAAAGATGAAAATCGTATTGTTATAATGGAATCAAACTTGACTGAGTTAGGTGCTTTCGCATTAGAGAGAAGATATATAGAATGGTATGGTCGTAAAGATTTAGAAACTGGCACCCTACACAATCGCACGGATGGTGGTGACGGTATACACGGATACAAACACTCACCTGAGTCCATAAAAAAGATGAGTGAAGCACATAAGGGCAAAAAGCTTTCTGAAGAGCATAAAAGAAAAGTGAGTGATGCTCTTAGTGGTAGAAAGCTTTCTGAAGAACATAAAAGAAAAATGAGTGAGTTACGCAAGGGTAAAAAGCTTTCTGAAGAGCATAAAAGAAAAGTGAGTGATGCTCTTAGTGGTAGAAAGCTTTCAGAAGAGCATAAAAGAAAAGTGAGTGATGCTCTTAGTGGTAGAAAGCTTTCTGAAGAACATAAAAGAAAAATGAGTGCTGCTCAAAAGGGATTCAAACAAGAAATCGTAACTTGCCCTTATTGTCAAAAAACTGGTGGGAAAAACATTATGATGAGGTGGCATTATGAAAACTGTAAACAAAAAAGAACTTAGAGAAAAAAGCAACTGATCATATAAACTTTCTCTTAGCAAGAGGCTATATAGATGAGAGTCAAAGAGATATAATGATAAAAAGATACTACGATCAGTTACTGAAGGATAATGGTTATGTCGGAACTTGATGATTATGGTGAAGAATTTGAGGATGATCGTCCACGGGTATTCAAACTGATTACCGGAGAAGAGATTGTTACAACTGTCATTAGAACAGATGATACTTTCTTTGTAATAGAAGTTCCTTTAGAGATTAGATACAATTCTGTTAAGCAATCTTTGTTTCTAACCAAATGGATGTTTGGTGCTGACTACTCTAAGGTAATGACCTTGGCAGGTGCTTCTATTGTTTCTGTTTCTACACCTGAAGATATTGTATCAGAAAACTATGCTGAATACAGGAAACAATTAATTGAAAGTATGTTAGAAGAAAAAGAAGAAGAATCTAAAGAAGAATATGCTCAGATAAATATTGAGGCTGATGAAGATACACCGACTCTACATTAATGTATATTCCCCCGGGCCCCAAAACCAATAGGATTATATACCAATTTTTATAATTTGTCAAGCAAAAAAATAACTTGACAGATGAATATATTTTTAGTATAATGTTTAGATTATTAAACCATTTAAGGTATTATGTATGAAACGTAAAGACAGCAATTACATTAACAATAAAGAATTTTCACAGGCAGTCTTTACATATGTAGAAGAATGTAATGAATGTAAAAAGAAAGGTATTGAAGTTCCTGTTGTACCTAACTATGTTGCTCTTGGGTTTCAACAAATTGCTGAAGGGTTATCACACAGACCTAACTTCATTTCCTATTCATATAGAGACGAAATGGTAATGGATGCTGTAGAGAATTGTCTAAAAGCAATTCGTAACTATAATATTGAGGCTGCTACCCGCACAGGTAATCCTAATGCTTTTGCATATTTTACACAAATCTCCTACTATGCTTTCTTGCGTCGTATTGCCAAAGAAAAGAAACAGCAAGAAATTAAAGATATTTACTTTGAAAATTCCTTTGCGGCTGACTTGATTGAAGGATCATCTAATCAAGATGAAACCTCACGCCATATCACTCATGCTGCTATTGAATCTGCAAAAATGAAGATGAATGAAAATAAAGAGTTGACAGATGACGAATATATTGCTATGCTAGAGGATAGTTTACCTAAAAAACGTATTCGCAAAACTAACGACTCTGATATAACGGAATTCCTATAATATGAAAATTGCTCTACTGAACGATACCCATTGCGGCATTCGTAACTCTGGTGATATCTTTCTTGATAATGCTGCTAAATTTTATGATGAAGTGTTCTTTCCTTATGTGAAAGAGCATAATATCAAGCAGATTGTTCATTTAGGAGACTACTATGACAACCGTAAAGCAATCAATATCAAAGCTTTACACCACAATAGAAAGCACTTTCTTGAGCCTATGCGAGAATTGGGAATTAGAATGGATATTATTCCCGGTAATCATGATACTTATTATAAAGATACCAATAATCCAAACTCTCTCAAGGAGCTACTCGGGTTCTTTATCAATGAAGTTGCAATCATTGAAAAAGCCAAAGTATTGACATATGATAACCTCAAGTTTGCCTTGGTGCCTTGGATAAATAAAAGTAACTATGAAGAAACTATGGATTTTGTCCGTAACTGTAAGGCGGATATTTTAGGTGGTCACCTTGAACTAAGTGGGTTTGATATGATGCGTGGCCTTAAAAATGAACACGGGATGGACCCTTCCCCATTTAAAAGGTTTGATATGGTTTTTTCTGGTCACTACCATACAAAATCTAATATTGATAATATTCATTATCTTGGCACTCAACTAGAATTCTTCTGGTCTGATGCTGGTGATAAGAAGCATTTTCATGTTTTAGATACAGAAACCCGTGAGCTATCAGCAATTCACAACCCACATACTCTCTTCAAAAAAATTGTTTACAATGATGAAAAATACGAGTATAATAGTGTTCAGAATTTGAAAGATAAGTTTGTAAAAGTAGTTGTGGTAAAGAAAACTAATCCTAAGATGTTTGAAGACTTTATTGATATGATTCAAGAGCAAGACATTCATGAACTGAAGATTGCTGAGAACTTTGATGATGTTTTGTCTGATGTTGATGATGCTAAGATTTCTTTAGAAGACACCACAACACTGCTAGATAGTTATGTAGATGCTATTAGAACTGATCTAAGTAAAGATAGATTGAAAACTGATATGCGAAATCTCTACAATCAAGCGCAGACATTGGAATTAGTATGAAGAGATATTCTCTTAAAGGATTTATTGAGGTAGTTGAAAGAGCAGACATTATCTATGGTCAGGTAACACTTAATGCAGCAGATAGAGTTACTGCTCGTATTAAAAAGAAAACTCTTTTAGCAAGTCTCAAAGCAATTAGGAAACCTTCTCTTTATCAGGAAGAAATTGGATACTATGGTGATTTTCAATTTGATCATAAAGGCCGCAAGATACTAAAGGTACTATGATGGAAATAAAAAATTTTTTAGATAATGATATTTTTTCAGAATTTTTTAAAATTGCATATATAATCGATTCATCTTCAACTCTTCCGTGTTTAAAAAACAACTGGTATTACACTAGTGATGGTAAACGTGGAAATATCACAAGATTTTACACAGTAACTAAAGAAAGTGATAATGTTCTAGAGCAAGAGTTTCACCCTGAATTTGAAAAAGATATTCAAGAACAAATATATTTTTGTTTAAAAAAGGTTTTAGAAAATTATTCTGACAAGATAGAACAAGCTGGAAAATCTATGGTTGGTAAAAATTTTGATATAGGGGAAACTAAAATTGAATTCCAATACACAGATACTCTTAAATCTCACCGTCCACATAAACATGATGAAGATTTAAATGGCACGATTTATGTCTATCCAAAAGAGGCAAAAGGTACAATATTTTTTGAAATGGACCATGAACATATTATCCCTTGGGAAATGAATAAATGTTGTTTTCATACAAAAAACATTTTACACACTTTCGAAAATGATTCGGAATATAATAAAAGATTTACTATAAACTTTTTTGTGAATAAAAAGGTGCTATAATGACAGAAGATATTTTTGACTTTGGTTTTACCGCAGTTTCAGAAGAAGAATTAGAAGTTGTTCAAAAGACTGCTGCAAGCGCAGAAGAAGCTGCTGCTACAGCAACGTCTTATGAAGACAAACTAAACAAACTCTACAATGCCATCCTCCCACTTCTCTCTAACCTCAAACTTAACCCTGAAAAGGATTATATCTATTGGCCTAATCGCACAGCAAAAGTTGAACAATTTGAAGATATGATTGCTAATATTATCAAATAAAACTATGCGGGTATAGTATAATGGTATTATAGAAGCCTTCCAAGCTTATGATAGGAGTTCGATTCTCCTTACCCGCTCCACTCTAACCCCTTCACCTGTAGGTATAATAACCTACTAAAAAGGAAAAATAATATGGACTATATTTCAATCTGGATGGTCGTAGGTTTTCTACTTGCATCCTACTCAGTAATCGCCAACGATTCTGTTCAGACGCTAGGAACATGGATCGCTTCAAATCAAAAAACAAACCGATTAATTATGTGGGGTGCAGCGTCAGCAGTCCTACTCTTTACTATCTGGTTCGGCTGGTACAGCAATGGGGGGGATATCTCCTACGGTCGACTCAACAAAATTCCTTTTCAGGAAATTCAATGGTATCATGCACTCGCTCCGGCAGTACTTCTTGTACTGACTAGGTTCGGTGTTCCTGTATCTACTTCATTCCTTGTACTGTCTGCATTTGCTTCAACGTTCATCTTGGAGAAAATGCTGGTTAAGTCTATTATGGGATATGCCATTGCTGCTGTATCCGCATACGGTATCTGGTTTATCATTAGTAAACTGTTAGACGAATCAGAACCTGTAAAAGATAATCATCGAAAATATTGGGTGGTTGCTCAGTGGGTAACTACAGGATTCCTCTGGTATACATGGCTCAGTCATGATATGGCAAATATTGCTGTGTTCCTACCACGGGTAGTCCCTATTGAAATGATGTTCGCAATCTCTATCATCTTTGTAGCTGGTCTATATTGGATGTTTAGAGAGAACGGCGGACGAATTCAGAACGTTGTTATTAGTAAGCATAATACACGTTATGTTCGTTCCGCTACTATTATTGATTTGTTTTACTTCCTGATCCTCTGGATTTTCAAAGAAGTAAACGATATTCCAATGTCCACAACTTGGGTGTTCATTGGTCTCCTAACAGGACGTGAGTTGGCTATTGCTACATTCACTCAGAAGCGTAAGTTCAAGACAGTCTTCCCGCTTGTCGGTAAAGACTTCTTTAAGATGATGATTGGACTCGCCGCCTCTGTTGTGATTGTGGTTCTTATCCACTCATTCTTGCAACCTCAATAGAGGTACATCTGAAGGGGGAGTGTAAAAATTCCCTCTTTTTATTTTAAATATACTAAACAAGGAAACTGCAAACCATGCTAAAGAAAATCTTTGCATCCCTCACCCTCTCTATTGCAACTGCAACTGCTGCATTTGCTGAAACCAAAGTAGGGTTCATCTATGTAGGTCCGATTGGAGACCTTGGATGGACTTACCGACATGATGTTGGTCGTCTTGCTGTAGAAGAAGCCTATGGTGCAGACGTGTCTACTACCTATCTGGAAATGGTCCCAGAAGGACCAGAAGCAGTTGAAGCCATTACACAACTGGCAGAAACTGGACACGATATTATTTTCACTACCTCTTTTGGTTACATGGACGCAACGAATGAAGTTGCTGCTAACTACCCAGACGTGGCTTTCGAGCATGCTACTGGTTATGTCCGTGATACTGATAACATGGCAACCTTCTCCGCACGATTCTATGAAGGTCGTGTAGTTCAAGGTTTCATTGCTGCTAATATGACTGAATCTAATAAGATTGGTTATATTGCATCTTTCCCTATTCCAGAAGTAGTGCGTGGTATTAACGCATTTATGCTGGAAGCACAGAAGCACAATCCAGATATTGAAGTAGAAATTATTTGGCTCTACACTTGGTTTGACCCTGCAAAAGAAGCAGCAGCCGCACAAGCATTGATTGATGAAGGTGCAGATATTATCGTACAGCATACTGACTCACCTGCACCTGTGCAGATTGCAGAAAAGAATGGCGTCTATGCATTTGGTCAGGCTTCGAATATGTCTCGGTTTGGTCCTAATGCGCACCTCGTTTCTATTGTAGATGATTGGGATACTTACTATGTTGATCGTGTAGGTGAAGTAATGAACGGCACTTGGACTGGTGGTGATACTTGGTGGGGTTTCACTAAAGACGGTAAAGGTGGTGAAGTCGGCATGGTTGCACTTGAAAGTTACAACACAGCCGCAATGGGTGCAGGTCTTGTGCAGCAAGCACAGGTACTTGAAGCATCATTGGCAAATGGTGATCGACATGCATTCCCATGTGAAGGTCTGTTGAAGCAAGATGGTTCTGTTCCTGATGAGTGTGCTGCTGGTGCAGAACATTTGGATGACTGGCCAACTCTGCTGTCTATGGATTGGTATGTAGAAGGTATTGAAGCATCACTGCCGAACTAACCAATTTGTATGTTGTCATCCATTATGATGACAAAGACTGGTGGGCGCCTCCTACAACGGTGTCCACCAGACTGCCTTACTATGAGGCAATGGATGAATATGATAGACTACAAAAGAATAGTGACCCAAATGACACATATCAGGTATTCATGGTAGATTGTAAAATAATTGGAAAAAAGTAGTTGACATACCTTTCAGACTATGCAACTATAAAGCATAACCTCTTCACTGAAAGGAAAACAAAATGACCAACATTCGTTATCCACACTACCTTGTTGAAGTCTTCAACAAAGCAGGTGAAGTGATTCATACAGAATATGAATACTCAGGTCATGCAGCATCAGATGAAGCGATGTATTACCGAAACAAGTATTGGGATAAGGTTGAGATTATCGTCTCCTACATTGCGAAAGAAGAGAAGTGACATAAATGCAACACCCCCTAGAGAAATGCCTTTAGGGGGTTGTTTTTTTCTCAATAATGATTACATTAATAATGTAAGAGAAAAAAGGAATGAACTTATGAAAATGACCGAGAATGTATTCAACCAACTGTCGCAAGACTTTCACACTATTCTTACTGAATACTTCCGTTGTTCCATATCAGACGATCCTAAAGAAGCAATGCTAGATGCTTGGGTAGTTTTCAAGGAAGTATGGCAAC